ATATCTATTGCGCTCAACGGGCCACGCAGCCGGCGGATTTTCTCCGCGATCCGGATGGCCTGGTATCGCCACGCCTCCACCCCGTGATCCTCGCTGGCGAGGGCATTTTCCAGCGGGTGTTCCAGACACCCGTAGTACCCGCGCTTTCGGGAAAGCAGTGCGTGAAGTTCCTCGCAAATCGGGCGGTACGGATCACCACCGATGCTCTCTTGAGGCGTTGACGATTCGGCCGTATTCGGCCCAGAAACTGGCATTGTGGGGATCGTCCCCTTCGGCGTGACAAAGGTATGCAGTCCTCGCATGCGCCCACTCCTCGCAACATGTGTCTATGAAACTAGAAAAACCCTGCGATTCTGAGATCAGAATCACACCAGTAGCCTGGTCTTCATTCAGGCAGAATAATCCGAAGCACCCTTCCATCGTCTTCTGCGGCCGGACGTAGCACCGCAGGGGGTACGGCACTGGAAACTTCCGCTGCGCCCACCTCCGGAACTTGCGCAACAACGCTCTCTGCCAGCCGTAGGACGAGGTCATGGAGGCGATCCAGTGGGACGGTGCAGAGCCAATCTGCGCGGGCCTTGCGGTGCAGGAGGAACGGGACTTTGGTGCCTGCGTCGGTGATGGTCTGGGCCATCCACTTGCGCACCTGTTCCCGCTCGCAGTACTTCACCTCACAATGAATGCCCTCCACGTCGATCTGGACATCGGGGCTTTCCGGACCGCCGGCATACTGGACCCCTCGCCTGGCTCGGACACCCAGGCAGTCCTCCAGAGCCTTGGCCGCTTCCCGTTCTCCGCGCTTTCCGCGCTGTCGTTCGCGCCTGCCCATCACGCCCTCCTTGACGGCCGAGAGTTTGCCACCCTCTCTTCAATGTAATACCCCGGTATGGGCTGGGGTTCGTATGACAATGCTTTTTTGTTTCGCAGCGCCGCCATGCTGGCCGGATCGTAGTTCTTCGGGTCCGCCTCGCGTTTGGCTTGTAACAGTATACCCTTGTTCAGATCCGGGAACCTACCAAAAATTTTCCCGCTGTGAAAAACTCCATGGCAGCGCGAACAGAGCTTCAAAAAATTGAACGCGCTATTGCCCTTGGTCCGTACTGATCCGCCCTCAAGGTGATGCACTTCCAATCGCCTGCGATGGTCATGCTCCGGCCAATGGCACACGGCACAACAATCGAACTGCTGTGACCACTCATTGATCAACCTCTTAACCTTGGCGTCCATGCCCCCATGCGCTTCCTGGTGGTGAGTGCATAGCGACTCCCCGGAAAGGAGAGTCGCGCTGCGCCACCTGTCGGAGCCGGCACAGCGGGAAACGTGATTTTGTTTTCGGGGTTCGCTTCCTTGCATCCCACCACCCCGTGCGGCAGAGCGCCCACGCGCCTTTGGTTTCCACGCTGGAGTCGTCAGCATGCGTGGCTTAAACCGCAATCTGCCCGCTCTTCGCCCCTTTCGGGGTGGTCGCCAGCGTTGCATCGCTGGCCTTCGGCGGCGGGCCGTATTCATGCCGTGTGGCAACAGAGCCTTGAGCGTGACGTTCTATTCGTCCTCGCCTTCTAGAGCAAGGAGGAAAATTGAAATCAACATGATGACAGTGAAATAGTACGCAAGAGTGTTCATGGCCACTCTGGATAGAAGAGAACTCCGCATTGCGTCTGGCGGTCAAGAATCTCTGCCGCCGCGGTTCGCGGAAACTCTCTGGCAATCAGTTCTGCCAGATCATCGAACGCAATCGTCTGCATTAACTCTGTGTGGGAATCCACAAACGATTGCAGGCCGGCATGGTCGCGGGCGAATGACGGGTCTTTCTCCCCGCGGTGTACCCACACACGCATTGTAAACCGCGGATGTTCAACTCTGACGAGGTTCTCTTGGACTATCATTCATCACCCCAGATGTTAATCACCTTGGCGCGGAGCCTTGCGACTTCGGCCTCTAGGACTCGGATCACACTTGTCAACCTTTGGCACTCGGAACATGTCTGCGTTGCCTTCAACGAGGTCAAGGTCTGCGGTTCCGCAGAGGATGGCCCTGAGTTGGTCGGCATGTCGGAGGCATGATGCGGGTGCGACGAGCATTGGGACGTTGAATCCCCGCATGCTGTCCCACACTGTTTGCTCGCTCCACTGATCGTCGCGATCAAGGACCGACAGCCATACCCACGCACCCGTTGCTTTTGAAATGTACACCCAGGCGAACGGGGTGGACCCTTTAGTGAGGCCATTGATGTCATCAACAAGCACCGTGGCGTAGGGAAAGTCTTCTGGGCATGTGAACTTTAGGCCCCTGACCTTTATCTCCAGCCGTACGAGGCCCACGGCGTCTGGGGTTGGACAGTGATCCTTCTGCGGGTTGTGATTGGGCAGCACCAGCTTCTTGCCGTGAGCGACCGCGTGTCCCTCTGTCTGGCGTTCTTCCACCCACGCTCGTTCCGCCCGGTGGGCCTTGGATAGCACTTCCAGAAAGTCGGCCTTCGACCACCCCATTCAACCTCCATGTGTCGCGGACCGCAGCAGCACGCGCAGCCAAGTCCTTGGGCATGAGATCATCGGCATCGATCTCTTCCCAGTACTCACTGGTCAGAGGTTCCGCTTGCCGCACACGCGCTGCGCGACGGCAGACATCGGCCACAAACTCCACCGTCACACCGAACGCGCTGGCGATCTCTTCATGCGTTCGTTCCGGATAGCCGGCCGACAGCAGGATCAATCGCTTGGTGGATGGCAGTCTGTTTTTCCGCAGCAACGCAGTGATCTTGCGTCCGACCTCCGGCCCAACCCCGATGCGGTCATAGACCATCATGGCCGGCTCACGGTTGATCAATACGCGGCGATGAATCTCTGGCACCAAAGCCAAAGGCACTCCGGAACCAAGCCGCCACTCTTCCCCAAAACGTCGCTCTGGGCTGTTGTTCTTCCTCATGCGCCAACTCCTCTCCCCTTGGTGGAAACGCCTCGTCCAGCCGGAACAGCAAATGCAGTTCGTTCACCGTGTCTGCCAGCAACAGTTCGCCGCTGCTTCTCTCGGTGGAAGTAACTGCGGACCCAGCCTCTGATGCTGGGCTGTCGCAATGCCCAATCGATCTCTCCATCTGTCAGATCCCCCATTCGCTTGCCTGCATGCCGCCCACGCAGCGGCACCTTGTACTCGCTGATGCACTTCTTCTGGACGATCTGCACGTCCTTGGCATCGATCACACCGCTCGCCTCGCCACGCATGGCGGCAAGACCCTCTTCGATCAACTTTGCCTTGCGGAGATCGTCCGCCGCTTGGGCCAGCAGATCGGCTGGATCGGCGGGGTCGGCGTCCTCGGCCGCGGCGGCTTGCCTTGCACGGCGGACGATCTCCGGGTCGGCGTCCCTCGCAAACATGTCTACGGCGGTAACAAGCGAGTGGCTGGCCGTCTCGTCGGTCATGTCAATGACCTTGAAGAACGGCTTGCTGCTCCTTGCAATCGCTGTCTGGCGGGCGACGACTCCAAGCCATCCAGACATGTTGGCAAATGGACAGTTGTTCAGTGTATCAGATGACAGCCTTGTAGCGCGACCGACAATCTGAAGCCAGAGCGACCGGCTCTTGGTCGGACGCGCCAGCACAATCGTCTGGGTGGCGGGAGCGTCAAAGCCCATGGCCGCGATCTGGCAATTGAACAACACGTCGATATCGCCGCGGCGATAGGCATTGATAATCCGATTCCGCTCATCCTCCGGCTGGATGAATGCAGACCCGCAGATCGCAGCCGCGTTCATGCCGTAACTGCGAACAGCCAGGTCAGCCGCCGCAAACGCCGACTTGACCCCGGGCAAGAACGCAATGCACTGGCCTGTGCGTTCCTTCTGGATTGTCAGGCACACTTGGTGCAGCGGCTTGCTGGCACCAATCACCATCTCCAGATCCGACGCCACGTAATCACCGCCGGCAACTGCCACGTTCGACAGGTCTAGCCCGCGGCACTTGACGATCTTCGCTCTCGGTGGAGGCGCCCATCGCTGCTGGATGGCCTCCTGCAAGCCCATCTCATACGCTGTAGTCTGGTAAAACCTCCCAAGCCGCCGGCCGTCAGCGCGGAACGGAGTGGCCGTGAATCCAAGAATGTGCGCCCCATGCTCTTGGAACTTCTCCAGCATGGCGATCATGGCTGGGCTGTCCTGGGCATGCGCCTCGTCAACGATGACGAACCGCTTTCCCAGATGCCGCACGTACCTCTGCGGACTGCCGGACAGGAGCGTCTGCCGGCTAGCAACGGTGATGCGTGACCCGTGGACGGCCCACTGGTCGGCCATCTCAATTTCGACAAACTCGCCGGTAACGCGGTCCAAGGTTTTCGCCGCCTGCCAGACAAGTTCGCGCTGTGGTGCGACGATCAGAAAACTAGACCTGTCGCAGAGTTGCGCCAGTCGGCTGAATATCACCGTCTTCCCACCACCCGTGAATAGGGAGACAAGTGCCGTTTTGTGACCGCGAGCAATCGCGGCCAGAATGTCATCTACGCAGTGCTGCTGATAATCTCGCGTGTGCATGTGACCCCTCCATGCGGTTACTGCCGCCGGGGAGATATCCGTCTCTCCCCGGCGACAGGTGCGTCCGTGCAAACCACTTCCGTCCTAGATCAGAATGGGCTAGTTTCGGCCTCCGCACGCTCCCTGCTTCCAAGCAGCGTGAGATTGTTGACCCGCAGCGAGTAGGCAGTGCGCTTGACGCCATCCTTCTCGTACTGCCGGCACTTCAGTTCACCCGAAACAGCCACAGCCTTTCCGCGAGTCAGGTACTCCACCACCTGACCGGGCTTCCAGTAGTCACAATCCATGTACAGCACCTCGTCCTTGCGGCCATTGACCGCAATGGCGAAGGCTGCGACCTCACTGTCACCGACAGACCGGACCTCGGCATCCCGCGTGAGATTGCCGGTAAACGTGCAGACATTCATGCTGGCCATCAAACACCTCCTGGGAACTGTGATGCAAACTCTTCGATCCGAACCAACACAGCGGTGGGACAGACCCCCTCGCTGACTCTCAACCGCACCAACTCAACGGTCTTCTGAATCGCCTCTGGAGACGCGGCCTTGGAAATCGCTTCCCGCGCCTTCGCCTCAATCTCCATTCCTCGCCCGATGACGTTTGGCTTGGACGCCTTCGACTTTGGCGGCGGCGCAGACTGCTGGCCATCGTCATCGTCCTCGGCCCAAGCACCCACCAGCGACAAGAACGTGTACTTCTTCGCGTAGGTGTAGGCACTGCCCAAGGACTGCATGTCAATCTTCGGAGTGCCTTCCTTGTCAAATCCCATGTAGATCGGACAGAGCGTGTTGACCCACTGCCCGCTTGGGGCATGGTGCAGTTCAGCCACTGCCACCCAATCGCCATTGATGCGGGTCAGCTTCGTCTGCGGGATCGGGAATCCCTCCGCAAGCAACGCCGGCCGCAATGCCTCGCAAATGTCGCTATACCGCATGTATCGGTAGCGACCGAACTTGTTGTCACCTCCACGCTCCACTGACGGGAACTGTGCCTGTGCGCGGGCAAGAGCCGCATACAGTTCCTGCGTTTCCGGTGACGATGTCAGACCGGGCAAACTGTGATCAACCGTCATTGGACCCTCCAATCCATTTGGGAAACTCCAACTCCACCACCTCCGTATCAGCCGCCTCCGCGTAGACACCGAGACTGCGGCGCATGCGGATCACATCAAGGGTGCGGGCAATCTCTTCCCGCGCCTTCTCCAACAACTCCTCCGGCAGGGTGAACACCCTGACCGAGAATGGTGCGAACGTCTGGGCGACGATGAACGGCATGTTGAATCGCTCCCACATGCCGGATGCCACTGCGGCGTCGGAGTACCAAGCCGATTGCCACAGGTAGCCGTAGTCCACAAACGAGCGCCACAGTTGCGGCCACTCGCTGCGCGTTGTCTTGAAATCCCACCAAAGGTCCGGCGTCATTCCATCCGCCAACGCCTTGCGCTTGTGGCCGTCCTCGTCTTGGAATCGGACAGAACCCTGCATGTCCACTGCGCTGTCCAGCAGTTCCGATGCGACGGGATGCTGGGCTGTGTTGCAGCAGATGCGGTCGATCTTGAAGAACTCGTCAGCCGTACACTCCCTCGCGCCGGCAGGCAGTGACGCCTTCCATTCGGTGTATGGCTTTCCACGCCTCGCACCGTTGGACAGAACATCCTCCGGCGGAACCACGTAGTTGGCAGACAGGGACTGTCCACACACCATGAGTGGAATGGCTGCGTCAACAAGTGACCCAAAGTCCGTACCGGCATTGCCAGAGAACAGGCGTTCACCGTTGTCCAGCGCACGCTGCCCCATACCGCCAAAGCGGTGGATGCTGTGTGCCGTGGAGCGGGTGATGTACCCGTCGTTGACCCTGTAGGCAGCGTCCACAGCCGCCTGGTCTAGAAGGGTCTTGACCCCTCCATTGCCGGAGATCACCCCTGGGGTATAGGATGCTGTCATGCGAATGCCCTCCGCAGGAGACGAAGGGCGAGGCGGGCATGGCCACAGACCATGAGGGTCAGGGCCAGACAGAAAAAACCACTAGCAGAAGCAGTGATTAGGAGGGCAAGCCACGCTGCCCTAGCCAATTGAGCTAGGGGTGCGTCGGACTTGACCAACCTATCCTGCCGAATTACAGGAGAGGCTGCAACCATGAAAATCTCCGAATACGCGAGGCTCTACGCCAAAAGGGTGGGGGCTAGTCCGGGATACCTGGAACAACTGGTCGTCTGCACCAAACGGCTGGATTGGGACATCGCAAGTGTGACACGCGACCAAGTGGACGAATACCTCACTCGGGCTATGTCAACGCTTGCGCCCAGCACAGTCTCTAACCACCGCCGCTATTTGAGAACCCTCCTCAGAGCTGCCAATCGCGACGGCGTGAACGAAAGTATAGCGGTCGATTTTCGGCGTGTCAAGGTGCCGCGAAAAATAGTTCGCGCCTACAGCCTGGTTGAAATTCGCAAGATCGTGACGGCCGCGCGGGCCGCTACTCGCCAGTTCCATGGCGCACCACACTCCGTTGTGCTACCAGCGTGGATCCTCTGTGCGTACAGCACGGGCCTCCGCGCGGGCGATTTGCATTCCTTGCATCGCGATCAAATTTCCGGTAGGCGAGTATATTGCGTCCAGCGAAAAACGCAAGCCCCCCACATCGCGGTTTTGAACGATGACGCGTTTCTCGCACTGGAGGCATTGCCCTACAAAAACCGTGTGTTTGCAGACTTGGCGAGTCGCAAGCAACTGGAGAAAGCACTGCGTTCTGTCCTGCGAAGCATCGGCATGCCGGGTTCTGTCAAGTGGCTGAGAAGGTCGGCAGCGACATACGCCGAGATCAGCGGCATGAGTGCGATGGCCACGCTCGGACATCTCACGCCTGGCCTAGCCGCAAAGCACTATGTCGATCCACTCCTTCTGACCGACGCGAAACGGCCGCTGCCATCCGCAATGCTAGCGGACGCCTAGTATCGACAGCGGGTCCATGGAGTCTTTCTTCTTCTGCCGCGCCCGCTTCGCTGCCTCGCTCTGGAGAATGCGATACAGGAGGTATTGCCTCTTCTGCGTGTCGGGCAGTTTGGCCAGATCCTCCGGAGACACAAACAGATTCTGGTACGAACCAATGCCGGGGGTGTTGTCCAGCAACTGGTTGAGGGTGGTGCGAGCGGCCAGCCGCATGGTCTTCTCTTGATCCACGTCCTGTAGTTTCACGCCAGTCAAGGAGTTCACCAAGAACTTTGCCGCACGTTCCTGCGGGGAGATTCTCTGGTCGGTGAGTTGTCGGTACGTGCCAAGGATTCGCGAGCCGCCAGGTGCGTTTACCAGTGCCTGCTCCGCTAACCGCCCCGGCATTCCGAAGGTCTGCTCCAGAACGCTGTACAGGTCTGAAAGCTGCCGGCCGCTGTAGAACTGGCGATTGGTGATGTACTCAAGCGGCCCCTTGAGTAGGGGGTTCGTCTGCCCCAGAATGTTCTGCCCAGTCTTGGTCAGCGAATCCTTGACTGCTTCGGCAACGGTGTTGCCAATACCCGGCGTGACGAGATTGACAAACGACTCATGCGGCAAATCCAAGTTGGTCAGGAAGCGCGTAACGCCGGGGGTCTTTACGCCCAAGAAGGGGATTGACCCGGGCATTGGCAGCGCAGCCGACTGCCGCAGATATTCTGGGACAAACTGATCTTCGCTTGGCTCTGTGCCGCGGTTGATGGCCCGAACTGAAGCGGACTGCAAGCCGGCCGGTCGCTCCAGCGTCTCTTGCACAACAAGCGGCGCTATGCCTCGGGTGTACTTGTAAAACGGAAACAGGCGGGCCAGAAACTCGCGCTCAAACTCGGAGTATTTCTGGGGCTGATAGTTGACCTGGGTAAGGTCAGTAACGGACTTTGCGGCAGACGGCGCGTACCCTTTGCGAATGGCGGTCAGATATGTGCCAATGCGGTTGGCGGCGTCGGATGTTTCCGCGGCGCGGTCGCCCAACTCCACAAGAGGGTTCTCTGACAGCGACAGCCATTTCCTTGGATTGCGCGCCCAGTCTCTTGTCGATGACAACAGGCTTGACCATGTTGGCCTAGCGGCACCGGGGAAGATTTCCTTGTATGCAAGGTTCTCTGTTGCCTTCAGAAGGTTGTCGGTCACCGACGCGTTTGACAGCGCCTGACCGCCGCTGTCCGCCAAGAACTTGCGGATCTTCTCCTCGTCGCTGAGAAGCGTGTAGCCCGGTGCGTCTTTGAGTCGGGCCGGCAACCAAGAATAATCTCCGGAACGCACGCGCACTCCAGTCGCGCGATCAATGGGGTTGTATAGTCCCTGCGTGGCGGCAGCGAAACCGCCACTGTAGCGATCCCGCGTATAGCGGGCGGGCCACAGCAACGCCAGCGTTTTGAATGCGCGGGTGTAACTGTCAGCCGCTTTGAGAAGACCCTTCGTCTCCATGGGCTGGCGACTTCGCTCAATTCGCTGGGCGTAATTCTCAATGAAGTTGCGGTCGAAGGAGACGTTTGCCAGATCGTCTGGACTTATACCCATACGCCGCGCCAGTGCAGCCGGCCCTGTCTCCGAATCAAACCCAAGGCGGCGCAGTGCGTCAGCGGCAGAGTAGGCCGTATTGCCAGGGATAGAATCCGCAGATGCGGCAATGTGCGTCTGATTCAACTGGTTAAGCAGTACATTCGCCGTTGCTTCGGCGCGCCGGCGACCGCGTTCGTAACGCGCGAGGTCATTCAGTGAGTTGCCGAACAGAGGCAATGCGTTCTTGGCGAACTGCGGATCCGCTCGCCGGAAATGGTCGGCTGTCTGGCGGTAGAGAAGTTCCTGCGTGGCGTCATCTGCGTAGTCAAAGACCGATCCGCCGCGAGACGAAATGCCCGTTGGCATCCAGAAATCCGGCGCATTGGCAGTGATCCAATTGTCCAGCAATGGCCGAACACCGCTTCCGCCACCCGGAAGCGCATTGGGGGCCTGCCGGAGAGCGGCCTGCAACGTCGCGTCTTGCTGCATGGCGTTCAGCACCCATGCCGGAAAGGCGCGCGCCCAGTCGCGGCGAGCGTATTCCGCGCCATCTCCAACTGGCGCCAAACGCGCACTGCGAAGGTACGGCGGACTGGCGGACGGCGGATACATGGGACCGCCGGACGCGTTGAGGATAGGCGTTTGCTCTTTGAGCAACACACTCTGGCGAGGAAAGAATCGGACGTTGTTAGGGCCTGGAGAGAGGTGCTGGAGTGGGATGCCCAGATCGCGAGAGGTTGTCAACGCCTTTCTTTGCTGGAACCGCCAGTATCGATAGAGGGCCTGCACTGCGGGCGTCTGCATGACCGCCGCCATGTGCGCCGGGATCTGGTCCGCTTGGTCTTCAGCGAGCATGCGGAATGCATCCGCAAACTCCTGCGACTGAAACATGTCTGGCCCGATAGACCTAGCCACGTTCACTTGCGCTCTGGCTAAAGGCCCATCGGCAGCAAGCGCGGCTACACGCTCGGCCTCGGACAATTCCCGCCCCATCCACTGTTGATTGTAGTCGGTCAGCCCCTTGAACTTGTAGTCCAAGAGCGCGCTTGTCCCTCGGACGGCCGAACCGATCAGCGGTGCGGTCTTGGCGTAATCCCCAATGGCATCGCTTGCGTCGGCTAGCGCATCACCAATACGTCTGCCAAAGAGATCGTATGCCCCAGTCTGAAAGCCGGGGATCGACACGCGGTTTGTCCGCGTCAGCGGTTGATTGAGAAGCTCTTTGGCGCGTGTTCCGGCGGCGTTCGACCAATCGATCCCCGCCTGGATCGGATTGGGCGAGAGTCGAATAAGATCGTCAGGTGTGCTGTTGCGAAGGAACCTGGCTTTCCCCATGCCCTGCTGGCGCGCCAGCAAGCCTATATCGCCAGCCAAAAGACCGGCCTTGCCAGCGATTCCGCCGGCAATTGTTTTGGCGCCACGTCCGATAAGGCCAACACCAATATAGGTTGTTGGGTCCAGAAGCAATTCAGCCGCCATGCCAGTGGCAAAGTTGCCCCAGTCATCCTTGCGACCGGCCATTCCCCATTTTCGCAGGAGGTCGCGGCCTGACACGCGCTCGTCGGTAAAAGCATCGCCAAGGCTTTTGCCGGCAAGCAGAGTCCTGACGATTCCGCCCGGTGTGTCAATCACCCACCCTAGACCAGACAGTCCAGAAATGCCACGCTGCGACAGAGCGCGCAGCATGGAAGTCTTCTCCTCCTCCGGCATCAGATCCGCAAGCGTGCGTTTCTTTCTGCCAAAGGGGATGACGCCAAGATCGTCACCGCCCAGCGGATCGTAGATGTCAAACAGCGGGGAAGACACGTCTACCTCCCGCGGCGTTGACCCGGCACAAGTGGACGCGTTGCCGATGAAGCCGGGGTGGGAGTGGGAGTCGCAGACCCGGGCGCAGACCCAGCGGACCCAGGCGCTGGGCTAGGGGGCGCGATTGGCCCTCTCGCACCAATCCACCTCCTGCCATCGGCGGCTTTCCTTGCCGCCTGCCGTGCTTCTGCTTCCCCCATTCCGTAGTTTCTGATTAGGTAGTCCACTAGTCGGTTCTCGTCTTCGTCGCTGAAACCACCAGTTGTGGTATCCATCGATTCCGCAAGACGATCAACTTCTGCCTCTGCCTCCGGACTCTGCCAATTACCGCTCTGGAGATCCTCTTTGCCGGCCGCAACCGGGTCAGCGCGGCGCGCCTGCCGGAGCTTCTCGCGCGCCGCCTCTCGCGCAAGTGGGTCCATGCCGGCGAGAGTTTCGGCGGTCATCAGACGCGCTGCATTTTGCATGTTTTGCGCATCCACCGATGCGACCAACTGACCACCTGGCAGCATGTACTGCAATGATCTCTTGCGCTCTTCTGGATCCAACTCTTCCAGTGCGTTGACAATAGCCTTTGATCCGCCACGTCCTCCCGTTGGCTGACCACCAGCAAGCATCGCCTGCTTACGCCACAGATCGCGACGAGCGTTTGCCTCGTCCGCCCTTGCGGCTCGCGCACCCAAGCGCAATGAGTTCATTCCATCTTCAGTCTGGGCCAACTCCAAAGCCTTTGCGGCCGGAATGCCAGACTGTTCCGCCAGTCGAAGGGCTGAACGCTGGCGGTCTTGAAGAGCGTATCGCGCCTTCGCTTCCTCGCCGGGAACCATTACTGTCACCGGGCCAGTCGGGCCTTTCACACCTCGGGAAGTCCAGCCCTTTTCCAACAAATCGATCCTGACACCGGGGCGGCCGGGTGCGCCGATTATGCTCGGATCCTCGCTGTACTCCACTCCGTACCCAACGCTACCGTCTGCGTTGTATCGCGGCACCATACCGCGGAGTCGCATGTCCTCGTCGCGCTGCGATGGAAGATATTCTCCTGGGGTATCGGGGTTCTCCTCGCGCACTTCGTAATCCCGCTGGTCATCTTCATCCACAATAGGTTCGCCCTGCGGAGTCGGCAGTCCATTCGGGAGACGCGGGCCAGGAGCGCGGCGATAGTCTCCGATGCGCGGGTCAGGCGTGGACTTGAATTCAGCGGGAGCGCGACCCGGGGCGGGAGCATCCGCGGGCGGACCTTGGAAGTAGAAACTGGCAATCCGCACCGCTTCTGGGTACGGGATGCCTTGCGCAACGTAGTTCTGAACCATCGCTTCCCGCATTGCTTCCGGGTTGCCGCCGCTGGTGACGCCAGCCATTCGGGCTTCGGTGGCCATATTGCCTGCGCGACGATTGGGGCTGTACGGCCCAACGTCCGGATCGCGGCCAACTGGATTGGAGAGCGGGTCAAATCCCGTGCGAACGTCCATGACTACCTCATATTGCTGTATCGAAGGCCCATCCGCTTTTCGCGTTCACGCTCAACGCTGCCCTCTGGGTAGAAACTATCCATCTTCTTACCGGTAACAGGATCGCGGATATCAATCACTTGAGTTCGCAGCCCATCGATGTCCGACGCTGACAGCCGGCCGCTTGAAGGCTGCGGGCGCATGTTGGTGTATCTCTTGCCTTCCCGAAGTTCCCGCTCTCTCTCAACGCTTCCTTCGGGATAGAAACTCTCCAGCCGTTCGCCGGTAACGGGATCGCGGATGTCCACTACTTGGGATCGCAGTGCTTCGATTTCTTCTGGAGTCAGGCGATCCTCTACCGATTCAATCTGGGTTTCCGGACCAGGGCGCGTCTCTGCCACAAGGTCGGCAGTTGCAAACGGGTCTTCGGTCATCCCGTATCCCGGGATTGCGATCTCGGGCTGATCAACAACAACCATGTCAGCGAAGTCTTCTGCGCTGGGGAATCGGCTGACGGGATCCATGCTGGCTTCCGACTGCTGCGGTGCGCGTTGAGATGCTATAGCCGCTGCAACAGCCGCAGCGCCGCCGCCTGCGATACCAGCGTCGTTCAGAAGCGCGCCGCGCTCGGCGTCTCGGGCCATCTGCGCATAACGCTCGTCCCGCATATTCCGTAAATTTTCTTGGGCAACGGAGGCCAAGGACCGCTGGCGCTGTTCTGGCGTCAGTCGGTTCAGTCGGCTTTCGGTCAGCGCACGCGAACGCTCGTTGCGGAGAATCATATCCATGAGCGGCTCTTGGGCGGCGGGCGCTTCATATCCTGCGGCGATACGCTCAAGCGGCGTAAACGGCCCACCGCTCGCCGCTTCGTCCAGCCAAGACTGCGGGGCCGCGGTGAGGGCGCGCATGCCTTGGATGTTGTCCGCCTGCGACATTGCCTCGGCTTCCAACTGCGCCAAGTAACGCGCCGCATCCGGGTCCATACCCCGAACGCGGGCGAGCTTCTTCGCCATGTCCGCAATCATGTCAAAATACGTGGCCATTATCGCCTCTTCTTCTTTGGCTCGGTGTCCTCGTCCTCATCTTCCTCGTCTTCCTCAACAGCAATCTTGGAGGGTGCGCCACGCATCTCCTCGTTGAGGTCTGCCAAGTCATTGCTCTCGTCGGCGGCGCGCTTCTGTCTCTTGGTCAGTTGGTCAAGGATTTCTTTTTCTTCGCCGTCCGGTGCGGCAAGCAACTGATGAACAAGACGCTTGAGAGCGGCCTGCGTTAGATCGTCAAGGTTGATGTTCAGATTCCGCATTTCAGTACCCAAGGAAAGTGTCCAGCCAGTTACCGCCGCCGCCCGCATTTGAGCCGGCAATGGATCCCATTGACCCCATAAGTCCGCCCAATACGCCCGTCTGGTAGTTCTGCTGCATCTGTTGACGTTGGAGCGCGGCCAATGCAGCGGAGTAATCGTTCTGCTGCTGGAGCGAGGTCATGTCATTTCCGAATCGCTCCCGGCTGGATTCGTACGCCAGCGTGTTCTTGGCGTCCGCGGCGGCGTCCTCCATGGGAACGGCGTATGCGTCCGCGATGCCCTTGGCCATGGACTGCGCGCCTCGCAATCCACCTTCCGACGCAGCCCCTCGCCCACGGGAAATGCCAGCGCGGTCGAACTGCTTCTGGTTGTAGCGCGGATCCCCAGCCGACAAGGCATCGGCGTACTTCTGATTGAAGTATGCCTGCGTTCCTGGCGTTGCTTCCGGCGGAACATCAAACGTGTTCGTTTTGTAGTTCATCGGAAAAGACCCTGTAGCAGGCCGTTGACGTTACCCATCATTTTCTGGCTGTAGTCAAGCGCCATCTGCTGCTTCTGGTTGTCCAGGTTCTGCTGGTTCTGCTTGAGGTTGGAAAGAACCTGCGCTCCTTGGAGCATGGCCTGACGCTGTTGCTCTTGTGCTTGCAGTGAATACTCGTTGTTGAGAGCCGTGGCTTGGCGATCCAATTGCGTCTGGCCGCGCTGCGCCTCGGCGGCATAGATGTCCGCGGCAGGCCCGGGGGCATAACCCGGGTAGGCAGACAACCCCGCCAGAACGGAGTCGCGCATCTGCGGCGTGACTGGAGGCGAGTACTTGATTCCTGTGGTGTATTGCATTGACTACCACTTCTTGACTGGTGGGCGGTTCGCGAGTTCCTGTTCACGCCGCATCTTCCGATAGTCCTGCAACTGAGCCTGATCGCGAGCTTGTTCGACGGGCGTCTTGTAGAAATTGGTCTTGCCCATCGACTGGTTCCAGAGATTCGCCAAAGCCCCAGACGTTTGCCCAAACCCCATGTCGCCGCCCGTCTGGAGTTTGCCGTAGGCGTTGCGCAAATCCATCGCGCCTTGGTTGAAGGCAGTACTCATGTCGTTGTTGTTCATCGAACCCAAATGACCGTAGTACTGATTCATGCCGGCGTTCAATTGGCCATAGCCTTGGCCAAGCATCCCCTGCAAACCGCCATAGCCCTGCCGCGTCATGTTCGCGACATTGGAGTTAGTGTCGCTGAAAAATCTGTCGGCCTGCCTGCGGCCGGCGGAAGCGTTCTTCATCAAGTCAGACTGAACGGTCGATCCGAGAACGCCGCCCATTGCCTGACCAATACCGCCATAGGACGCGGCCCCGGCGTTGGCAATCCCCTGACCGCCAGCGGCTGCATTGCCGCCAATCGCGGCATAGGCGTTCTGGTCGGCGTTATCCATGGATTGGGCTACACCGGGAATCCGGCTATTGAATCCGGGTGCCTGCTGCTGGTTCTGATACCACTCTCGCCCACCACCGTACTGGGTTGTCGGTGGCACGTTGTAGCCGCCACCCGGAGCGGGAATCATGCCGTATGACCCGCTAGCGTACGTGCCTCCACCGGCTCCGTTGCTGGACAGATTCAGACCGCCAAGAGCGCCACCGATAGCGCCAGTCGCGGCTGGCAGAGTGCCGTACCCCTGCGAAGCAACGCTCAACTGGCCTGTGCCAATTTCTCTTGCGAGGCCCAATTTCGCCATGTCTCTGGCGTAGTTCAGATCGGCCATGTAGGCATTCTGATCGTCGCGCCCAAGGCTGGCGAGCGCGCTTGCCCTCGCAGCCGCCGACTGCCCGCCGTAGTTGCCGGCCGCAGTGCTGGCAGCGCCATACAGGTTGCCGTATGCGCCGCTAAGTGCGCCGCCCAAGTTGGCATAGGAACTCCCCAAGCCAGCCAAGGCCGCGTCACGGGATCCGCTGTACGCCGCAAGCGCGGCCTGGTCAGCCGCCTGACGGTCGGAATTCGCCTTCATCGCCGCGGTGGCGTTGGCCGAAATCGCACCCAATCCCTGGCCCATCATCTGCCCATAGGATGTCATCCCGGTGGTGGCGAGATTCGATAGGGCGACTTGGCGAGCAACCTCGGCTTGGCCCATGGAGGCCATCCGGTTGGTCTGAAGGTTGGCGAGATTGTTGAAGTAGTTCTGGTACAGGGCGCTCTGCGCACCGCCCAAAGTGCCTACGCCTTGGTTATAGGACGCAATTCCAGCCCCCATGGCCTGCGAGGCTGCGCCTCCCATGTTGCCGAGAGCGCCAGCAAACGCCCCGGGCTGGCCATAGGCCACGTTCTGGGGGCCAAATGGATCGCCTCCGGGGTCCATGTGGCCGACGCCAATAGAAAACCCGGGGCCAGTCGTTGTAGAAATCGGCGTATACGGCATGATTTTCTCCTACAGATCAGTGTCCCGGTTACGGCCCAAGCACTCTGTATGTCTTCATAGTCACCGGCTGTTCCTGTACGTCCGACACCACGGACACTTTCCCTGCTTCCTTGAATGTCGGCACTTCGTACGTGAAATCGACGTTGTCAACTCCGTCGCTAACGAGTTCGCACGTTGCGGAGTCGAACTTGTATTTAGGTACTTGGATGGTTCCGGTCTTGACTTCCGGTTCGTCTTCGACAACGCCTTCCGAAGGAACGTCTTCGGTTTCTTTGTTTATGATGCTTATATTATCCTCTACCTCAATGACGTTCCCGGTCATTCCGTACTGGTTGACAATGTTGTTAATGACGTTAGTCACCAGTTGCTGTAGCGTCACAAACTCGTTGTTGTATTGAATGTTGAAGTTTTGCGTTGTCAGGTTCGTCGTGAACAGATTCTTGGTTGTCAGATTGTTGGTTGTCTGATTGTTGGTGATGGAGTTGTTGACGTTAACGTCGTTGCTGTAGTTGGTGACCGAATTGTTAACGTCATAGTTGGTGGTCGATGGGCCAAGGTAGATATCGTTGCTGATTCTCCTCTGGTCGTAGTACTGACTGTTGTTATAGTCGCCCCAGTTATTCGTCTGCGAGGCGTCGATATTGGTGTCACCGAACGAAATATCGCCGCCGTGATATATGCTGTCGCCGTATGTGTAGTTGTCGCCGCCGTAAACAAACTGGTTTGAATAGTTGTTGGGGTCCAGCATGTTTGGACTCCAGCCAACGTCGTTGTTGTTGTTGACCAGATACGTGTCGCCGTAACCTCCACCGGCAGGAACTCGCTTGGTTGGGTTGACCGTTATGCCTGCGCGCTGCGTGAGAGGCTGTCCGCAGTTGGCGAACGTCTGCAAGATCGCCTGTATGTCCTTTGGACCGGCAATGTTGGACAGCGCGTTGGACAGCAATTCCGCTTGCGATGTGAACATTACTGCGTGACCCCGGCAATCGTTACGCCGTAAAGAGCAACTCCGGACGCCACTTGCGATCCGTCAAGGCCGACCGCCACATGCCTGTCGCCGCCGGCAGATCGGTCATCGAAGCGGCCCGAATACCTTGCCACCGCGTACCCAGTGCTGTCTGCGAGTGCAGAGCGCGTGCGGCTCATGTCCAGCACCGCAGCCGTAGAGCCTGTGGTGGTCTTGAAACCCTCGCCGCGGTCGGACACTACGGCGTTGGGGCTGGCGGCCGTGCTGCCGTTGTAGTTGACCGAGAGAGATAGGGGGGAAGACTCTTCCGTTGGCCGATACAGAACTCCCACATGGCGGGTGGGTTCATTGAGTACCGGGAAATTTCCTGTGCGAAACGCGAACGGGATGGGCGCGGCGGCGCCAGCATCCTGCGCCCCCTGTGCCGGTGTGTGCAGCGCGCCGCTGGAAGTGCCGTATATCGCAGACTGCTGGCCTGCCAAGCTGGAGACGCAACCGGCGGTCATGCCCACAGAATACGTTTCCTCCCACCATGCCTTCGTAGTGACGCAATAGCACAGCGCACGTTTCGGAGAACCAGCGTCACCCACCTTGTGGTAAAACATCCGCACGGTCCTGGAGGCAGGCTCGCACTCCACAAAGAACTCTGCGCTCCGAGAGAAGTCGATGATGCGGTTCCTCCAGTAGTCATCTACGGCTACTGAAAGCGGCTCGGCGTTAGAGCCGTCGAATGCGTACAGGCCAAGAGAATCGGCCATGTACAGCACACCCTCCATCGCGCACCAGCACTGGGCGTTAAGCAGGCCGCGGTGGCTCATGAGCGTGACGCTAGCGTCAATGACCGGCTGCGACACGTACATGATGCGATACAGATGGCGCCTCTGGGCAACAACCAGCATCGAACCAAACGGGGCAAGTCCTACGATTGCGTCCTGTTCGCCGCTGTTCTCCTGCAAAACAATTTCGTTGGTGTCCGGAACGGATTCCGGCTCATCAATCTCCGAGAACAGAAGGCTGTTTGGATTGTTGCCAGTGGTGTCGCCGGCATACCAAGCGCGGTCTTGGAATACAACGGCAAGAGACATGGTTGTCGGCGGCACTGTGAATCGCCGCGCGTTGAGTTGTCCGGACGGCAGGGTGATCGGCATGTACATGTACTCATCGCGGTTGCGGTCGATGAGCATCGCATCCGACAGAGTGTCAACGTAGGTGGTAGGCAGGACTCCATCCACCTTGCTGAGTACCGCCACGCGGTAGAGAACGACCGCTTGATCGGCCGACGTGCGGAACAACTCCACCTTGTCGGCGCGAACGTCCGCGCTGGAATTGCTCCAGTTCCAGGTAAAAGAAGTCGCTCCGTTGTCGGCAACAACCTCAACTAGTTCTGTGATGTTGGATGGAATCGGGCCACCTTCCGACTCGGGGGTGGTGTCGCGATAGCGAACAGCGCACCGATACTTGCCCAGCATGGGTGACCGCAGCCGCGCAATTGCAGCCGCAGGAGTGGGTACGGCCGTAACCGTGGGGATATCGTAAAAGAGTCCCGGGTTGACGATCTCAACGCGGTCCAATGCGCCGCTGGTGGTGTTGGCATAGGCGTATGCCACGGCGCTCGCGGCAGGATTCGTCAGGGACGTGAATGTCAGCGGGATCTTCCCAGCAAACCCAGTCCCGCCGGAAGTGATGCTGATGGCCGACAGCGACCACTGCATGAAGCACGTACCGGCTGCGGATGTTCCGGTCGATCCAGTGATCGCCACGGTCGCGCCCGTAGTGAATCCTGTGCCGCCGTACATTAAGTTGACAGAGGACACAGAATCGTTGTTCATGCTGTCCACGTAGACCGTGGCGACAGGGGTGTTGCTTGGGCCAAACCGCGCCGTCGCGCCATTCACATATCCCGTGCCGGCGTTTGTGATAACGACAGACTGAACTGAGCCGACCATTACAGGCACAAACGATGCACCGGACGCCTGCCCACCGCTGAACACTACGGTTGGTGGAGACTGATACCCAGCGCCGCCGCCAAACACAATGACCCCATCAACGCCTTCGCCCTTCAGAGCCGCCCTTCCGGTCGCGGCAGTGGTTGCTGCACCCACAAACGTAACCGTGGGAGGCGTGTAGTACCCGTCTCCACGGGTTGTCATTTGAACGGAAGCGACTGTTTTGTAGGTGGACGTAGTCCCAGCGGCTGTCACCGAAACAGAGGATGGTGGCGTGATCCCAATCGGCTCTACGGCTGTGCTGGCGCCGTCCCACCGAAACCCGCGACCGTATCCGTTCACGCCATAGATGTATCGGTGACGCCCCTTGAATACCGTGATAGGGGCGGTAGACGCCATGTTCACGCCAGTGAGTTGCGTCAGTTTCATGACGATGCCCTCACAGCGTAGAGTTCGCCGGCCGCGTTCTGGTACAGGATGTTTTCGATGCCGCTCGCGGCCTGCACTCTCGCCATGGCGCGGATGGGCCGCGTGTTGCCCTCGCTGCTAGCGTAGGAATGCGCGGTCATGGCGCTGCGCACGACAAGCTGACCGGGGGTCAAGACTTGCAGATTGACTTGCGTCACTGCCGCTCCAGGCGGTATTGCGTACGGGGAGGCATTGGTGACCAAGCCAGCCCACTTGTCGATGATGATCATTAGCCTTGGTCCGGCATGATGGGGGAACGCCAGCCGAATGCGTCCCATATGATTCGCGACGGCGAGTACGCTGTGTGCAGGCTGTCCGACTCCATGGCGAGCCGCAAATCCCGCTGGTACAACTGCACTGCGCCTTCAAGTTTTTGCCCTCGCATGCGGGCCAGCCAGTATTCGCAGATGCTGTACAGCGCGTTCTCCATCCCTTGGGAAACGTCCGCGGGATCGGAGATGAGATACTTCACGCTGGACGCGGTGTACGCGGAATCCATTGTCAGCGATGTTGGGCTGGCAACGGCCGTCACGCGGGCCTCATGCATCATCGGCGTCAATGAGGCGTCGTTTCCTGGGTGGTCGGATGCCGTGCCGAAACGGATGACAGAACCCACCATTGCGCTTGTGAAGGACGTGCCAACCCCAGTTACGGTTGTCCCGGCCGCGCTGACGGTGCCGGCTCGGTTCACGGTTTCATGCCCAGACCTCACCATGGGCCTTGGGGTTCTGCGGTAGGTGAAATCAAGCGTTTGGTACTGCCGCAAAACGCCGACAACACGCACTGCCCAGTGGCCTTTAAACGGGATGACAGACCAATAGGACGGCGGGTTGACCGTTGTCTGCGAGGCATCCAGTTTGTAGATGGCGTCTTGATCCACGTAGTGGTAGTGCGCCCAGCCAGTCTCATCGATTGGGGTGTTGAGGTTTCTGAAATCGGCTGGCAGGGGGTAGTCAATGCGATACACGCTGGCGGGATGCGCAGTTATGGCCGTACCGTCTGGAAAGGGCAGGGCGGCGTCCAGCGTCAAGACGGTATCGCTGACTCGCGCTGCAATCTTGGAGGTGACCAAGCCAATTCGGATGCGATAATCCGCCGCATCCGCAGGGAACGCTGGGCCGCTAACCTTGGTGACCGTCAGTCCGTTGACAGTCACAGTGCCGTTCCACTGGTCTTCAAACAGAATTCGGCAATTGGTGTAGTAGTGCTGCCAGTCCTTGATCCAAGACAACTCCCTGTACCCGCGCTGCACGGCGGCGCGGATGTCGCGCTGCTCGGCGTCTTGCGGGCCACCGAAAGAGCTTGTGATGAGGTGTTCGACTAGGTCGAAATACGTGATCATTTTCGGAGTGCCAGTACAAAAACGGCAACGCCTAGCAGAAGAAGGATGAGGTGTTCAAATCCCATGGCAAATACTCCTCTCAACTAGTGTCCTTCAGCCAGGGCCTTGGAAGCGTACGTCGGACCTTACGGGAGTCCCTGCAACACCGCCGCCGGGTCGGCCCCTAGCACCTCGCGTAGCCGTTCCTCTGCTTGGGCCTGCGTGTAGTCGCCCGCTGCGTCATAGTCCGCGCCGCTCCACAGCGTGACCCGCGTGGTCACTGGAATCAGCATGGCGTAGACCTTCTTGTCATCGGCAACGTCAAGCAGAGCGAAGCCGAACGCCTGCCTCGTCAGAGTCTGTCCGTTTCGGAGCCGAACGGTAATAGGAGATGGAAATACGAACATCTGGCATCCTCTCTAGGTTACTCGCACCCGCCAGGGCCGGTCATCAGCAGCACGCTTCGTATGAAATAACTTCAAAATACTCGCCGCAATTTCCGTCCGCGTACACGGTGCCGTAGTCGCAGCCTTGGCACTCATCGCGGATGTAGGTTCCATAGGGTTCGCAGGATGGAGGTGCCGCCGGAAAGCAGAAGGTTGTGGCTGTGTTGGCTGGCGGTTGGGACGGAGGAGTGAACGGTCCGCAATACAAGCACGCTTTCGTGACTCTCAGGCCGTCCATGTAGCCGTCGAACTGCCAAAGACCGCTTGTTTCCAAATTTCCGACGAGCGATCCTTGAGGCTGAGACAGGCTTGCAAGCCAGTTGCCGCTGTCAACTATCTGGCCGTTCAGAAACAGTGTCGCATAGCCGCCGTTTCTCGTAACGGCAACGTGACACCACTGCCCTAGTGGGACTGCGGTTGAACTGAAAAGCGGGCTTCCGCCCACGTTTGCTTGATCTGCAATAAGAAACCCTGTGGAATCAATCGCCAGCGCCAAACCGCCACCCGGCTGTCCGAAAATGCCGCCTTGCCCCGAGCCAACCCTGTGAATCCACGCTTCAACCGTGAAGTCTCCTGACCCGAGCGCAAGGTTAGGAGCATTCTGAAAGGTTATGTACGTCCCGCTGAATCTCGCAGCCCCGCTACCAAACTTTTTTTCCGTGCTGCTGATGGCGACGGCCCCCGCCGGGAATGATGCCTGCACGGCATCAATTCCATCATCTACGAACGACCCATCGAAGTTGAGCAACAGGCTGGCGGTATACGTTCCCGGTACGGGCGTTGCGGTAACGGAGAGCGGGGCAGCGGGAGGGGTAAATGGACCGGCGTATACTGCCAGACCCTTTACGAAGCGGAGATCATCGATGTGGCCTCCGACAGGCGAATCGCTGCCGTCACTGGCACTACCGATCTGAAGGGCGGCGCTCGCGTAGGTGACGTTGCACGGCGCGGCGTCACCGAGCGGAATGCCATCAACGAACGCGCGAATTGCGTTCCCGTTGCGGCATACCGCTACGTGATACCACACGTTGGGCGACGGAACCCACGAACGAATCAACTGGTTTTCTAGTCGGTCGGAAACGACAAGAGACTGATAGTTGTATTTGCCAGCATCGTAATAGATCGACAGCCCGCCGAACGTGCTGAAGTTCAGAATCGTCGCCGTGTCTTCCCCTGTCGGCGTGGCGTCAAACCGAACCCAGCACTCCGCTGTAAAACTTGAGTTACCCGGCGACAGCGAGTTTGGCGAAGCAACCGTCGCATAGTTTTCGCCACCGTCCGGGAAGTACCCCGCACCGCTGCCGAACTTCTTCGTCGCCGTGCTGATTGCGGCACTGCCAACTGAAGTGACTGTCACAGGACTTGGTGAAGAATCCGCGAACGACCCGTCGAAGTTGATCAGCAGGGACGCCTCCCTCTCCACCGGCACAGGCGTGGCGTAAGCAGAGAGCGGCGAGGCGGGCGGAATGAACGGGCCTTCGTAAACAGCCAGACCCTTTACAATTCTAACCTCATCAATGTAACCATTGGCAGTTGCATGATTAGGTAGCCCGCCAACTGCATGTGCGCCGGTTGGCGATCTGAGGTTCACCGAAGACTGGTACTCATTCACCTTCTGTCCGTCAATAAAAAATCGGAATACGTTGCCGCTTCTGGTTGCCGCAAGGTGATACCACCGATTCGCCTCCGGGAGCGGAACAAAACTCACATTTATCCAATAATTAGCGTCATAGCCTTGAGTCAGTAAGATTGCGCCCTCATTTGTCTGGCTCATTCGCACTTGGGCGTAACTGACTTGATCGGCGTTGATTGCAATGATGTTGCTTCCAGTGACGAGGTCTAGCGGTCGCCACCAAAGTTCAACTGTCCAATCGCCAGACTGAAGGTTCAAGACAGGCGAATCTTGCACCGTCAGGCACCCTTCTGCAACAAACGAAGCACTGCCAGAGCCATGCCTAAACTCTGTTGTGCTGATTGTGGCGTTTGACCCGGCAGATACTGCCAAATTATTGTTTGACGAGTCATTGAAGTTCCCGTCGAAGTGAAGGAGCAGGCTCGCGGGTGTGCCTGTCGGCGCAGCCGCAGCAGCGGCACGTTTGGGTCGCAGCCTTTTGGGCGACATGGCCATATGCCACTAGCCCTTCAAAAAGACTGTGGCGTTGGCTGGCGTCCCTGCCGATGCCGTGATGACAATGCACGGTACGCCGTAGCACTCATCCGGCAGTTGGACGCACACATTGGATGCAGTGGCTGACGCGGTGACGGCAGAACCGTCCGGCTTCGTCATCGGGAACACAGCGCCACCGGGCTGGACGGCCGCGTGAAACGTGAGAGTCGCAGACGTGCTGCCGGCCCAGAACACACTTCCGCCAGCGTATCGCTGCGATGGAATGACGCTGGTGGTCTGCGTACTTCCAGTGATTGTCACCACTTGGGTGGTGCAGTAGCGTTCGATTTCGATCATTTGGCTTCCTTCCTCTTGGTTGGGTGTGCGTGTTTGCTGATCACCATTTCGCGAAGCTCTTCGCGCTTCTTGCCTGGGTGCAGTTTTTGATACCGCGCCACTTCCTCCTTGACGATCCGTTCGTTGAGTACTTTTCTCTGCGGTGGAACTGGCGTTCCCTTGTGCGTTACTGCGCCATCCACTGTCAGATTGCGGTCGCGCGCCACCCGCAATATGTCGCCTGTGCTGTCAACCCAAGCCGCAGGGTCTTTGAACCCCCTATGGTCGGCCAGACCGCCCACGTACACCTTGCCTGTAGGATTAATGCCCGCCGACCGCGCTTGCGAAAGCATTCGCTTCGCTTGGAAATCGGGCATGTCATCTAGTTGCTGGTTGTTCAGCCGCCCCTCCATGAAGGCCCTGTCAGACCCACGCGTTCCAGGCGGCGTCTGGAGGGCGACCATGATTGCAAAACGCTCTGTTGCTCCGTTTGCCAGCGCGCTCTGGTAGATTCGGGCGGCGGCAGGGCCGGCGTCACTGATTTCCCGGGGGAGGGGGTCCATCGGGCGGTCCTTGCGGAGGGCCATTTGGCGGTCCTTGTGGTGGTGCTGGGGGGGCTGGGGGAGGAAGCATGTAGCGCGTCACATCGATATCCATTGCTCGCCCCCAGTCCTCTATCAAAGCGTTCATCATTTCCGGTCGGCCGGCTTGGACGAGTCCTTGGGCGATTGGCATCATCACTTGCATGCTCTGGTTAATCTGTTCGACCTTCGTACCCTTGTTGGGCTTGCGAGCGGAGCCAGCCTCAACGCGGTAGTCGAACTCGCGGACAATCTGGTCCGGCTGCATGACTTGGACGTGCATGCCCCAAGCCTGCGCCGCTATCGGCCCAAGCAGTGGCGCCACGTCCTGCGGCTTGACAAGCCACCTCGCCAAGAACGCCTCCTTGCGGGCCAGCATTCCCATGGCGTCTTCCAGCGTGTTGGCCATGTCATCGGGCCGTACGCTGATTTGCTCGGCCTTGACGTTGGCCTCCGCGGCACTGCGGAACTGGTTTCTCGTCATTCCATAGACGAGTTCAGTCAGGCCAACCCGCCGGTCAAACAGTTGCGTGACCTCGGAGACAATCGTCCACAACTCGGCAGGGACGCCGGGGAGGTTGAAGACAGAAATAACGTCGTTGACGTTACGGCCGATTGCCTCGGAGATTTCAACAATCTTGAATCCGGCCTCGCTGGAGTCCAGGATTTTGGCCTTCAAATCTTGGTCAGCCGCCTTGCTGACGCCGATCATGGTGTGTGCGCTCGTCGCGATCTTGGTAGCGATGAACGACATGGCCCAGTTGATGAACCGCAGTTCACCAATCCCGGGCTTGATCAGCGAAATCGGGTAACTGTACCCCGGCTTGCCGTGGAACCAGAGCGGCGTCATCGGCCATCCGCCGTTATCAACCCAGTACGGAATGGGCCACTGTGCGCGCTGGAACATGGATGGCGGGATACCGCTCTCATCCACTTCTTCCTCCAGCATCTGGGGAGGAATGTTGAGCGGGAACGGCACTCCCTCGCAAACGACCACATAGCAGTGGTCGCCAAGTGCTTGGAACTTGCCTTGCAGATCCCTGTCGGCGTCTTTCAGACGGTCGCCAAAGCCGCACTTGGAATACACTTCCCAATACGTGACGAGGTCGGCTGTCTGGCCGTTCTTTCGTTTGTTCTCATATCCGCGGTCGCGCGAGTGCGACCGGGATTCGTAACTCTCGGAGGTTCCTTTGAGATCCTCCATGGGGATTCCGAACCGCTGCGACACAAACGACTTCGGATGCACGCGCTTGCGAGCCAGCCATTTGATGTCGAAGTAATCGTCGGCATCTGGATCCCAGACCACATTGTCGAAGCTCTCATAGAAACTGCCGGGTACGCTCTGGCTAGAGCCTGGCGGTTGGTAGAGTTCCGTAAACCAGCACCCGCTGCCCTTGATGAGGGCCTCATCGACCACCTTCTTGGAGTGGGTCTTGAGGTCTAGTTCGACAGGCGTGTAGTTCAGATAGTCTTCCAAGAGACGGCTGATCAGTTTGCGCCTGTCAAACGCCAAGCCGGTTTGCTCTACCATTTGCTGGTATTGCTGCATGGCTGGGTCCGGCATCATGATCGGCTGGCCGTCTGGGCCAACAACAGGCTGGCCGTCCGGACCCATTTGCGGGATCGGTGGCTGGGGCATGATCCCCAGCATCGGCGGCGAGAACACTGGGTATTCGCGCGGGGTGACGGTGCGCGTCGGGTTACGGTGATAGATCACCGCCCCGAACAAACGCACCGCCTCCCACACCCGATTGATCGTCATCCGGAAGGCCGGAGGGGCTAGCCCTTGAATGAACCCTTTCTCCCCGCGAACGTACTCGTTCCGGAACATCCAAGCGTTGTCGCCGTCATAGAAGTTCATCGCCTCTTCGGCGTCTTCTTGGAACGGTTTCTTGTGCTTGATGGCCAGATCGATCTTGTCCAGCCAAGACCGGACAATCGGACGCAGCGGGTGGGTTTCCATCACTTGCCCTTCTTAACGCCCAGGTCGCGCTCCAGAGCCGACAGCCGCTCCGAAAGCATCGCGATTTTGGGGTCACGCGGGCGATGCTCCCACGTACCGTATTCCTTCCACTGGACGCTTTCTTGCAGCCGCGGATCGTCCGCGTGATGCACAGAAGTCTTCTCCACCCCGCCGTAGCCGGGTGAAAGCGCCCACAGTTCTAGTGTCTCTCGGCCGACTTTCGTCACAAAAGCCATGGACGCCTCGGCACCTTCATGCGCCCGAAACAGCACCGTATCGCCCAGATTCACATCCGGCATTTTCCAAGCAGTCATGCTCAACCCTTTCTTACAGGCCCTAAGATCACGTATCCCTTGCCGTCATCGCCCTGTCGTTTCTTGCGGTCAGCCAGCCACTTCACGTACCACGGGTCCGGCCCTGCATTTGCCGGCGGCGCGTGATAGGAGGGTTCGTATGCGCACATGTATTCCAAGCACTGGACGGCATGTACATCCCCACGCGTGTTTGGCATGTCGGTGACGAACGCGCCGTTTGTGCCGTGGATGACCTTCTTCTTGTACCGCTTGAGTTCCCTGACCAACTCCGGCGTGGCGCCCTGCAAGAACTTCAGCGCCGTTGTGCCGTCCTTGCGAATGTGCAGCATCTGACGCACAAGTGCGGTGCGGGCTTGGATATCGTCGGAACCCGGAATGAAGGAATGGCCGGAGAGTTGCGCGCGGATCTTGCGGTCGCGAAGCTGCTCTGAGTACAGGTCGCTGGGGAGCCGGCCGGACCCAAGGTCGCGCAGCGAGCCTCCATGCATGTCCATGATGAGGGCATAGAAGAACTGGCCTTCAGCCTTCTTCGCAAACTCTTCGCCCCAGATCAGAGCGTTGGCATTGCGGATATACAGTTCGTCATAGATCAGAAGGAATCGCTCGTCGGGCGGCACGGCACCAAACACGCATGCCATCACCGTGTGTCCCGGGTCAATCGCCACATAGCGCGTCCATTCTGGCGGGACGATGCCGCCGGCCAGTTCGTCGCGCGGCATGACATGCACCGTCTGGTTCCAAGACGGGTACATCAAAATAGAGTCTTGCGTGAACTCACCTTCCGCCCGCATGCGGAGTTCATCCACGCCCAGCGCAGACCATCGCGCGATGTTCTTCTGCTTCTCTTCGTTGTCTATGTGCCGGTTATCAAGAAACCTGAGAACAAACTTGCGGATGGGGGGGTCTTTCACGCCCAGTTCGATCTCCCTGTCGGCGCGCTCGCACAAGCCGAGAAGCGCATCATTCTTGCTATGTGGCATAGCGGACCACACCAGTCGGCCTTTGCGGTCCGCAAGACGCGCCTGCATTTCACCCACCCACGCGGGATTGGACACGTCCTCGTCCAGATGCACCAAGTCGGCTTGAAAGCCCTGCGGAGGCTCTCCCTCGCTGGAGAAGAAGTTGATGATCCAGCCGTTGGTGAGCGTCACCTTCTGGCAGTAGCCGGCGCTCTTGAGAACCCATGCCACTTCCTTGACGAACCGCGGAGGGATCAGCGGGGGCGCGGGCTTGGTTTCGGAGATGCGAGCCGCATCGCTTGCCGGCCGGAACGCGCGCCACTGTTTCGTTTCCGCATCCTTGATGATCTTGAAGGCACCGGCCTTGAAGAGCATGGGGTATGCAACGAGTCCTATGTGCGGCCAATTGCGGCCAACAATGACTATGTTCCCGTCTGTCTTTGGGTACTTCCCGAATGGATCTTGGCCCGTCGCCGCCCTGGCGTCCTCAACAAACGTCGATAGCGACTTGCCGGAACGATTGCCGCCCAAGACGATACGCTCGCTGGCCATGCAGGCATGCATTTCCTGCTGCGCCTCCATCGGCTCATACAGACGCAACGCCTCTATGCGGCGGTTGTTGATTTCCGCCTGCATCTCCTTCAGCACATCAAATGAGTGCTTGGAGACGTTCTTGGCAAAGTCGCCTTGCGGCTTGCCTTGGTCAGGAATCTTGCGAGGGTGCTTCTTCATGGTCCCGTGGCGCGGGTAGGTTGGCCTGCGGTATCACTTGCAGGGTCACCGTAGTGTTCAATTCCAAGAGCCTCTTCTGAAGCTCTTCCTCCAACTCCTCCTCATTCCACAGCGACAACGGTTTCTTGGCGCCACCAAGAGCCGTGTTGTTGACGATCAGCCGCATGACAGAGTCGATCTGTTTGGTGCGAAACGCGCCGCCTGCGGGGCTATCGTAGTACTGCTTCATGAAGAGATTGCAAAAGCCATTGATGCCGCCGAAGTAGGTCAGGAGCGTTTCAAGGAGTTCGCTGGAGTGCGGGATGTTTGCCCCGCCCAGACGGGAGGCGGCGCAGAACAAATCGACCGCGCCCTTTTCGATGTCATCCAGGCGGGTGTCCTTGCTCTTCTTTCGACGCTTGCGTTCATACTTGGTGCGACATTCCTTGCACTGGGTGTGACGCTTCCCGCTTGCGGCGAGGTGAAACCGCTCTTCCGGCAAGTCCTTGTGGCACTTGATGCAGAGCATTACACGCTCAATTCCTTCGGGAGTGGCTGGACAATGTCCATCACTTTGGTCACGCAGCCGGCCTCCCAGTCCGTTCGCATCTTGGAGGCCACATCGGACGGCGAGATCGGCACAGGCTTGCCAACGCACTTCGGCTTCCAGTGACCGGCCCATGCGTCCCAGTTGCAGAACACGGGGTTGTATCCCAGTTTCTGGCTACCGATCAGTGACAAGTCGCGAGTCATCGTCACGTCTTCGGTGGACGCTTTCTCGGAGGCGTACACGTCGCTCCACTCATAGTAGAACCACGGGTGGTCTTTTGCGGTCTTTGGTTCAGTGACCTCAAAGCAACGCATGTCATACATGATCAAGCCGGTCGGAAGAGCGGCGCAGGACTGAATGCCAGTCAGGCTGGATGCGGTGTGTCGGTCATACATCTCCAGCCGAAAGTCGGGATTCGGATGTTCGTTCTGGTGATTCTGCCAGCGGAACACGTAGACGCATTCGTTGGGCGGGGGGCCGCAGTACGGCGCTCCGACGCACACAGGACCGCGTTCGTAGTGGTTGAATATGAAATCGAACGATGTTGAGAAGAACGGCTTCGCCCACGTTTCGCCTGAGTACATGTCGGGCTTCATGTCAGAATCGACCATCAACAGCACATCGCACTTGTGGGAGCGCGCGGTCAGCACGGCGCGGTTTCGCGTCATGGTGATTGGCGTATCGGACAGGTTCCAGATGTGGATGTTGTCGATACGCGGATCTCGCGAAGCGTCCGCAACCAGCGGCACCATCCACTCGCGGATGTCCGGAACTTCGGAGGAGATGCCTCCGTTTCCGCCGTAACTGAACGTGCAAATACCTACGTTCATCTTCTTCTGCATGCGACACCTTTAAGGGGGGTTAGGTGGAGGCTAGCGCCTCACAAGTGTACACTATTACACCCAAACTTTGGGTGGCAATACGCGTTTTGTTACTGGGTCTAGCCTGCCGTGGCTGACATAGCGCGGCCCATTGTTTTCGCCAGCGGTCCTTCCATACAGACCGTCGCGGCTACCGGCCACAGTCTGGGTGTAGGTTCCATTGGGGTTTTGTGTGAGCCGCTGCCAAGAGTTTGGTCCGGTTTGCCCTTCCTGCGTTTGTCCTCTGCCGGGGTTCAATGCTGATGAAAGTCGGCGGATGCTGCCGGCAGAATCGTAGTTCTGCCGATATTGGTTTCCTCCGCGGGACTGCGAATACATGTCCCAAGGAGACGAAGGATTTGACCGAGGCGCCGCTGGCATCGGTCCAGCCGTCCGAATCTCTGGCGCCGCTGACCGCGAATACATCATGCCATCCGGTGGCGGGTTGGCTTGATATTGACCCGGCGTGTCCGACCTGGCGTAGGTCATGCCCGGTGGTGGGGATGACTGGTATTGGCCGGGTGTTTCAGAGCGCATGGCGGAAAACCCGCCGTACGCCCCCATATTGGCGCCTTGGGAAGAAGAGCGCGTGTAGTTCTGGTTCGTCGGGGAATTGCGATTAACGACCGACTTGTTGGTCGTTGAGTAGTTGTTAGTGACGGTGTTTCGGCCTTGCTGGTACACGCCTATCACCTTTTCCTCTTTTTAGGGGCCGGAGGCTTGGCTGGAGGCCCGTTAGGGATCCAAGTATTTCCAACCCACATTCCGCCAGTCGGTGAGTCAAGCGGGTATCCGCGGCGGTCAACGCGCACGACCGTTGGATTCATTGGATCGCTTCCAGGCATTGTCCTTTGCCTCACGCCATTGCGTCGATCTTCCGCTTCTTTCGCAGCCTTCTCGGCGCGTTGCCTTTCGCGCTGCGCGTCAAGCCGACGCTGGTTCTCAACGTCATACTTGGTTTTTTGCTCCGGCGTCATTTGGGGGCCAGGTGACGGCCTCGGCGTTTGGTTGGGCTGCGGGTGGAACGGCCGGCCGCGGTCAGGCGGCGCCCACGTCAACACCGCATACTCGTTTTGCGGCGTTTGGTTGGGCCGCGGGAGGAACGGCTCTGGGGCGTTTGGTACGTACGGCGGCGGAAACTGGTAGGGCTGCGGGGAGGTCACAGGCGGCATTTGGTTGGGCTGCGGAGTTGGAGCGCCGTTCGGCCAACCCCATCCGGAATCGTTGTAGTACTCCATCCCTGGCCTTGGCGGTCCTCCCCATGGGCTAGCCCCAGCCAGATTTTCATCCGAGACTTGTGGTCCGTAGTCGTTAACTAAATACGGGTTTTGCGGCGTTGGGTAGCGATGCCGGCGGGACGGCTGGCCGTAGTCAGGCTGCGGGTAGACCACCGCAGGCTCGTATTGAGGCGTTGGATTGGGATCCCCGTAGATCACAGCACCCGGGTCGTTCGGGTTTGTGCGCTGTTTTTCGCGCTCCCAACTCCCGTCGGCATCGCCCAAATGGCGCAATTCTCCCGGATAGCCTGAGAACTGCTGGTTCATGTCTGGGCCTAGGTAGCCGGGGTAACTTTCTAGTGGCCCCAACTCTGGCATAGGGGTGTGTATTTTGGGTTTGCCAGTCTGTTGAGGTACACCTGAGAACTGCTGGTTAATGTCTCCAACGAAAGTGTTGCCCGTGTAGCCGGGGTCCATGGTCGGAGATCCGTTCCCAAGGCCAGCCTGCTGAATCAAGTCGCGGATGTTCGTCATCGTCGGCCTTGCGTTCAACCACTCGGCGGGCGGGGGGGTGTTTCCAGTCCACGTCTGATTGAACTGCACTTGGTTCCGCATGTTCTCTTCTTCCATCAACTGGATCATCTTGGCGCGTTCGGCCAATGGGTCCATTGACGGCCCCCACGGGGTCTGCGCAGGCCCCATAGAGAACGGTGGCTTTTTGGGAGCCGCGACTGGAGCGTAGCCGCCACTTGGCGGGTTGTAGGCTTGGCCAGGCACCACTTTCTTAGTCTGCGGTACTGGCTGACCGTACGGTGTGCCTTGCGACTGCGGAGGAATGGGGTTTGCCTGACCGGGCCTGTAGGCGCTCATGTCAAAGCCGCCAGAAGGCTTTGCGCCACCCTTGGGAGATCCAGCGGCTTGCCATGCCTCCGTGGTTCCGTAACCATACAAGGTGTCAAGCCCGAGCGGCCGTGAGGCGTTGTTTGTAACGCCAGTGTTCTTGGCAGGCGGGGCAGCGTCTGGGGCCTTGGAATACATCCATCTGCCGGCACCAAACTCGTTGTCATACTGTCGGGCGCGTTCCACGTCGGCAGCAGTTTCTTCGTATCGGCCCCCTGGCGCGTATCTCATCGGTCCTCCTGCTTGACTGTTAGAGCGGTTGTCCCAACACCCGGCACCCGATACATGCGCAGATCAATGGCGTCCTCTGCGGGCATATTTGCCCTTGCCTCCGCAATCAACTGGCGAAGCGTCTCAAGGTTTGTGATTGCCGGCCGGTCTTGCGTTGCCATCTACGAAAAGGGCCTCTGGCCCAGTCTCCCAGGTCAGAGGCCCTCCCCCTAGCCCATGAAGGGCATGATCACGCGACCGGGGTGCTGACAAACGCCAGCACGTTCGCGCCAGTCGTTGCGCCGGCCGATGCCGCGTAAGCGATCACGCCGATGCCAGTGTTGCCCGGGGAGGTGGTCGCCGCCCCAACGGTCGAAGGAGTCACTCGGCCCGAGGTGGTCGCCCCGGTCGTGGCGCCTGCCACGGCAGCGAGACGATCACCAACCGCAACCGCCGTTCCCGAAAGAGCGACGGCCACTTCAGTTGGGCCGTTGACGGTCACCCAGAAAACATCCTTGTCGGCAACCCCGCCGGCAAGATGCTCGTCCACCACACCAACAAGTTCGTTGTTGGCAGAGGTGTTGTATCCGGCGACGGCAGAGAAGCTGCCGCTCACAAACGACACCAGTCGCTTGGGAAGAAGAGTGGTGCCGGACGAGTTGCGAACCGCGACACAGAGTTTGACGCGGTTCGACCGGATGGTGCCGGTCTTGGGGTCAACGTCTGGGAACTGCTTGATGGCGCCGATCCAGTTGGCTCCGATTTCCACACCACCCTCGCCAAGGCCGAGGGTCTGGCCGAGACTGAACGGCGGGTCAACGAAATAAGACATGCGAATCTACTCCTTCTGTCAGGCGAGTTTGGCGAGCTTGAAAAAGTTCCGGGGCGACTTGAACTTGAGGTTACCCAGAGTGGACACCACGTACCTGTACATCTGCGAAGTTTCGTCAAAGAAGGGGCCTTCGCTGTTGTACATGGTGCCTTCCATGTTCAGCAGTTCGATGTTGCCGAGGGCAAGACCGTAACCGCAGTTGGTCGGGACACCGTACTCGGTCGCGATCTCAACGCCATCCAGTTCGATGGTGTTGAAGCCGAACGACCGCATGCCGTTCTCCTTGGTGATCAGCACCCGCTCCTTGCCATCAAGAGCGTTGAGAAGGCCGATGTACAACTTACGATCAAGGACGATCAGATCGACGGCGTCCTCTTTCGTATCGTTTCTCTTTGTGTGATGCAAAGCCTCGCGGATGGCCTTCACGCAGTTGGCCTCCCACGTCGTTGCGCCGAATGCGCTGGAAGACCAGTTCACGATCAGCGGCGAGTAGAAGTCATACTCGCTGTCGGCCTTGCCCACCGGCCACAGACCTTCGGTCTGACTGCCGCCGTAATAGCCGAGGTTCGTCCGGAGGCCAGCGTACGCATCGTCCGGAGCGCCGAACATGTCTTCAGCGTTCGCGGCGCGCGGCGTCCCGTCAACCTTCGACAGCGTCTGCGTGGCGGCGAGAAAACTTTCCAGCCCATGGTATCGCAGTTCGTTACCGGCGGCATTACCGTCGATGTAAACTTCCTGCGCGAGGTACTGTTCGATGCTGGTCAGGAGCCGGCTGGCCATCTTGCCGGCCACGTTCACCAGAGCCTGAGTGCCTCTGTTCTCCAAAAGCTCCTTACGGAACAGGGCATCCGTTGCCTGGTAGCCGCGGTATTCCAACTCTGCGCGCTTCCACAGGTTCTGACGTGCGAACGACCGCGGAGTTTCTCCGTTGTTGCCGCTCGGCTTATGCAGACGATAAGACACCTCCCAGTCGAAGCCGCGCCCAGACATGTTCATGCGGACGTTGCCGCGCGACTCAATGCCGGCGAAGACGATGTACTTACGCAGGGATGCAATCTCTTCATCCCTGAGATGGTTGATAATCGTCGTTGCGATACTACGCGCGAAATCTGTCGTGCTGGGCATGCCTGTTTACTCCTATGCGATTCCGTCTTTGACGAATTGGTTGGTCAGACGCTCACCGAAAGTCATCTTCTGCCGAGGAGCGCGAGGCTCCGAGGCACCGCCGCTCCTGCTTGGTGCGCGCGTGGCGCGCTCTCGCAGGAACTGCATGTTCGATTCAACCATTGGGTCTGCCATCTGCTGCGGGGGCGCGTACTGGTAGTTCGCTGCCGCCTGCTGCGGATGGGCCTGGTAGGCCGACATCATCTGGCTGTGCCGAAGGTTCAGTAGATCGCGCTCCAGCATTCCGGTCGCGTAGTTCCACCTTGCCTGCGGGTCGTTGATTCCGATCTGCGCCGCCTGCGCAATGTACGCTTGGATGGCCTGACCCTCGCGGCTGACGTTGCCGCGACCGTCGTAAAGCCAGTCGGCGTTTTGCTGCTCCAGCGACTGAACGTAATTGCTTGTTTGGTATTGGTTGAGACTCTGCTGAACAAGTTCCTGCGCCTTCTGCTGCGCGACCTGTTCGATGAAAGGCTTGAGCGTGTTTTCGGGGTCTGTGACCAACCGCTTGGCGAAGTTGGCCGTGTAATTCTGGTACTCGCGGATCTGGGCCTGCGCCTCAAACGGGGCGTCAGGGGCAATCACCTCGCGGCCCGTCTCCGGATCGCGAACGATGAAACTCTTCCAAGTATCCTTGATCTCTGGTGGATTCCACCACGGCTTGGGAGCGTTGGCTTGGGCCTGCTGCGCCTGCTGTGATTTGCGCCACTCTTGGAATGCCTGCTGGTTCTTGAGGTATTCCGTTGCATACGGCATGACCTCTTGGTACTGCCGCAGTGCATGCTCGGCCATCTGGCGCTGCTGCATCGACTGATACAGGTTCTGCGCGATGGCCACATCGTCTTGGCCTTGGAACTCCGGCAGCGACTTGAACGCGTCAAACGCGGACTCGCGCTGGTAGCCTCCATCGGGCGAGGACGATTGGGGCGGTGAATTGTCAAAGGACTGCGAGGGAGACGTGTCGGAGACAGGTGCGGGGGAACCTTGACTCTGGATCGCTTCTTCGCTCATATGATCAACCTTTCACAAGACTAGGGGGTGTCTGTGAAAAGAATGTCCGCAGAGTTAAAACCGTAAACCGATTTGTTACTCTTGCGAACCAACCGCTACGGCGGGAACCGCCAAGAGTCCACCGTTGCGGATGAACTCACGCAACACCTTGTCTGGTGTGGTTTTCAATCTCTTGGCTTGTTGATAGATAACTGTCTCAAGCGCATGCGGAAGAGTGGGGTCGGTGGAGCGCACGCCAGTCCTCTTGGCACCACCCATCCACCGCGCCGCTTGGAACGCCGCCGGATCCAATCCAAGTTCATCGGCCAAGGCTATAGAGCGCGCCTCTGCTATGCCGTATGCCGCTCCGGATGGGAGGCTGGGGTATCCTCGCGCTCGCCACTCATGACGATCCAAGACCATTGGGGCGTAGTTGCCGCGGATGTTCTCGCCAAAAGACATCATCTTGTTAGCGGCCTTCGCGCTGCCCAGGCCGGCGAACGGATCTTCGTAGAAGTATCGCCCGCTCCACAGCGCGTCGTTCTGTCGTGCTATGGATCCGTACCCCGAAGGAACCTCTGTTGCCTTCACATACCGCTTCGCATCTGCGGCGTTCTCCAATTGGGGCAGTAGGCCGTTGAGGGCCTGCTGCCGGTAGAAGCTCGCCTTGCGGAGGTTGTTGCGAACTGGTGCGCTAGACGATGTCGCCGCGATCATCTTGGCGAATAAATCGAACTGCTCCTGCCCAGCGTCCTTGCCAAGTTCGTAGATGAATTCTTGCCGGATTGGCTCGGCGTGATACCAGAGATGCGCGTTCTGCTTCAGCCCGCGTTCCACGTCCTGCAATAGGCGCGCATCGTATCGGCCAAGGTTTTCGGCGCGGCCGGTGATTGGACGCGAGGATACGAATCGCGGCAGAGCAACTTGCTCCACCCCCGGTATCGGGGCAACGTCTTCCATCTGGAAGAGTGTGAGTTTGTCCAAGGCACCGCGTCCGGACGCATTGCGCGGCCCCCAGTCAACGGAAGCCTGCCTGACTCTCGCCAAGATATCGTCAATTGCTGGCATGATGCGATCAGTGGATGCGAACGGTTGTGCCGGGATTGATTGAGAACTGGTTGCCGACTGACTGCTGCGACAGTGCGCGAATGTTGTTTGCGCGCTCTTCCGCCTCAAGTCTCATGCGCAACATTTCCCGCTGATGCTGCTGACGCTGGTACTCGCGAGCCTGCGAGACTCTGGAATCAAACTCGTCGTTCCAAGCGTTCGACACGCCACCGATCATTCCGGCGAGGTGGGCGGCTTGATCTTGCGGGCCTACAACAGGGATCTGCATTGGTGCGTTTCCGGGTGACTGTAAACCGCCAACGGCAGACTGCTGGCGGCGGGCCTTCATGTTTGCTTGATGCTCTGCCCAACGCTGGCGACCGTCTTCGGTGATTTGCTCTGGAGTCTCGTACCAGTCGGGATCAAGACCAAACGCTGGGAACTTCGCCGCGGCTTTGCTCTTCTTGCGATCCAAGTCAGCGCCGGCGCTTTGGTCGCCCCACATTGGGCTAGTGAACAACTGATCCACTTCACGTCCTCCGTAAACTAGTGTCTTTTTTCTTCGCTCTGGAAATCGCCAGCCGGACTATGGCTTGCCCAGCCAGGTCGATGAACGGCAGTCCGCGCTTCGACGCCTCATCGCGGAGCCAGCCGACGATTGTCGGGATGTTGTCTTCGCACCATTGAATGCCCCTATCGTCCATGGCTCGGGCTTTTTGGTTGCAGGAACACGTCGGGCTTGATGTGATGCCAATGCGTTTGAGTAACGCCTTCAACTCCGTTCCTGCACCCGGAGCGGGCGGGACGTAGTTTGGACGGTACTTGGCTTTAAGGGAGACAAGTTGTTCTGCCGTGAAGCCGACAGCCTCAACCTCGCCGGTTGCAGACAGGTATTTTTCGCCCTTGTCTAGAAGTTCTTGCACGTACCCTTCCGGCCGCTGCTTGGCGGTTTCCAGAATGTCTTGCATCGGGAAGACAACTGAGATCATGGAGGAGACTCACAGGACAGGCTTGGCTCGCCATTCAGAACGCCTTCATCGACCGGCGGCGCGTTGCAGCCGGAGCAAGATCGCATGCAATCACCAGTAGGCGGAATAGTGGTGTTTAGGACGAAGCAATACTCCGTTCCGCGCGCATTCCCCCACCCAGGCAATCCCGTGACTGGGTATCTTAAATCGTCGTTTCCTGGGGAGCATTGAAAAATCCACGCTTGCGAGGCCGGAGAGGTTATTTCTGGATGCGGCACTGGTTCTTCTGGGGTAGAGCGAATTTCCACGGCTTGGGAGGTGACATCTTTGAAGTTCTTGCCGTCGCACATATACAGCGAATACTTGTATTTAATTCGTCCGCAACAGAGGCCGCTGCCGTATTCGCCGGAGTAGGTGCCGTACGAAGCCGCCATCGCAACGTACCATTGCAAGGTGCAGCCTTTTGACGTGAGGGCCTGCGGATACCCTGTCTTGAAAGACACTTGCACGTTTGGACTGAGGCCCGCCGGTAAGAAAACTGCCACAGAGTGCGACGGTACTTCGCACGGTGGCAGTGGATTTTCCTCCGGATAATCCTGCGGGTACTGGCCCTGCGGCACTACAGTTATGCAGCCTTCGCGATCACACGGCTCGGAGCATCCGCAGCAAGGGCAGGGCATGGCTACTCTCCTGCGTAGGTCTTGCTTTGTAGATCGGGGTTGCCAATCAATTCACGCACACGCGCGCCGGATGCGTCCAAGGCTCTCTTAATCGCAGGCCCTCGCTCAAGCGCCACGCCGACCGCCGGCAGAGCAACCTCCCAGCCGACTTTCTTCCAAGCCGGTCCGATTTTCCCGGCGCGCGCCAGAAGTGCCGCGTGAGGGAGATTGTTGAACGGATCTAATGCGGCATCGCTGAAAAACCCAAGCGCCGTCGCCAGCCCGGGGGAAGCACCGAGAGCGGTGTAGTGATCAAAACCAGTGCGGGTTCCTTCCCACTGCTTCTTGTGAGTTGCTTCGTCTATCTCGGCGTAGTCGGAAGACGGGTCCAGCGTCTGCCAAGACACCTGTTCCTTGCGGCGGTTTTGCTCTGGGAGTTCGTCAGCGAACGTGCCTGTGCCTTTTGGCACCAACCCAAAGTCCTCCGCGCCGTACATAGTCAGCGTGTTGACGGCTCTGGCCAATCGTTTTTCCGCCTGCGGATCCCAAGGAGCTTCCGGGTCAACGGAGTTTGCCAAGACACCGGACAGCGAATACGCGGCAGATGGCAGCGCGGCCATGCCATTCAAGACGTTGCTCAAATGGCCTCCCGGCGTCAGAAGGCCGCGCTGGTATGGAGACTTCAAGTCCGGAAGTTTTCCGTACTCGTAGTCCACAGCCGGCCCCGTTACCGCGGATGGAAGAAAGCCGGTGGGGCCTTTCGGAAACCGCTCATTGATCTTCTCTAGGAAGTGCGCGCGCCGCATGTCCTGGTCATACTGGTCTGCGGATTTGGTCTGATATGCCAGCGCGCCGGGGTGATTGATGATTCGCGACACAAACCCTGGCCGCTCAAACCGAGGTAGGTCTTTGGTTTCCTTCACCAGTTGGCGAAGGAACTCCATGTCTTCTGGTGCGTAGTCGGCCATGTCTATCTCCCGAGGTCTTGAAGTTGCGCTGGCCGGCGGCGGCGCATGATTTCCTGCGCGGTCGGTTCGCCGCCCCTTGCGGATTCCATCTCTGGCTTGTCCACGTACGCTGCGGCCGTCAAAAGACCGCCGGAACCAATTGCAGCCCCGAGAGCGTACGGCGCAACGCCACGCGCAGTTGACGCCGCGGTCTGAAGCCCACCCAGGACAGCGTATGGAACCGGGTCAAGTTCGGCGTAATTGTTCACTGGCCAGTCAACTAGTTGCGAAGACTGCCCCGATGCAAGCCGCGCCAGAAGCTCGTCTTCAAAAGGCGCATATTTTTGTGGGTATTTCAACCACCGCGGCAGGGCAGCGCGAACCGACTCGTCATTTCTTGCGATGTCATAGATGCCGTGCATCAACTCATGCCGAAGGGATGGACGGTCGCCAGCGCGGTGCCATACCTCCTTGGCCGATGGTGAGTAAAACCCGTACATCCGACCACCGGCTTCGTACGCGTCAGGATTTGACCGCATGAATAGATCATCCAAGGCTTCCGGCTTTGCCTCAATTACGTTTAACTGCCGGCGGGCCTTCAGTAACGCAGGGACGCGCGAGGGCGCCCCCGTGAAGTTCCTCCACGCGCTGTCTAGATACTGGGCCGCTGCGAGCGGCATGGACTTTCCAGCCGGACCGCCCACGGTCACTCCTCCTCATCGTCCCAGAAAAGAAATTCAAACGGGTTCATTCTGTGTCCACTGCTTGCGAAGCGGCCACCGGCAGCGTGGCCAGGATCTTTGTCATGTAGTCCGCATATTGACTCTTGCTGCGAGAGTTCAGCACAGCGTCTGCCGTGGCGCGGCGGCGAGCGTCATTGTCGAACAGCGCCTCTTGCAGGGCCTCCATGGCCTTGTCGCGGCTATCCACCAGAGATCCGGTCTTGTTGACTCGCCTTGAAACAATGTCGCTTAACGTGGCGGCAATCTCGTCGGGGTGGCTGATGTAGGCGGCATCAAGACCCTTGGCGCTCATTCGCGACAGCGGCAGTGCGTCCCGCTGCCTTTGGCCGACCAAGCGGTCGATGGCGTGAGCCGCCTCTTCCCTGACAGTGGATGGCAGCGTATCGGGATTGCCAGCCGCCAAACGGATGACCTGGCGGGGGGCGGGTGTGTCGCGTGTTCGGACACGCTCATACCGACCGAGGCTGGGCTTTCCGGCAACGATGCTGTTCTTCGGCGTGACCAATACGGGGATGTCCCATTCCGAAGCACCGTCTCGCGCGAAATACGGCCCGTCTATCGGGTCGCGAGAAACGTCTTGGAGGCCATGCTTGCGCGCATGGGAAAGCACGTCACCCCTCATGCCCTCGTCATATGACCGAAGAACCGCGTCAAGCGGATCTACTGACATGAGATCGACTGGGCCGTGCCGACCTTGGCCGGCGTACGCCGCCGGGATGTCAGGCGAACGCCGCAACAGCGTCAGCGCCTTGTTGCTGTTCACATCAACGGGAAGGACTCCAAGCTCTTGGAGAAGCGTCCGGATTCCAGATGGCACATTGCCAGTCATCTGGCCAACGTCGCCCCACCACTGCTTGCCCATCGATGGACCCTCTAGCCACTAGTTATCCGCTAGTTGCTAGTGTCCCGCGAGCGGCGTCACTTAGTTCGCTCCAGCAGCGAGCGGAGCGTGGCGCGGGCTTGAACCAGAGAAACTACGCCCTTCTCTGTCCACTTAGCCCCCTCCAAGTCCCCCTCTTGCATGTACTCGTCCTGCTTCTTTTGCCCTCTGCGGACTGTCTCCGCAAGATTCATACACGCAATATCCACAGCCTCCCGCTCATCGCTGGTGAGGCAGTCCTGTTTCAAATGTAGGTTCTCTCGCCGCAGTTCCATCATGGCAGAAGACATTTCTCGCCACTGTTGACGCAGCATTTCGATTTCGGCTGCGGCATCTTTGCATGGACTGCACTGCGGCTCAGGGAGTCGAAGCAGCAGCGTCGTTATGTCTTCCATCGCGTCTCTCACTGATTTCTGGAGCGCCCCGATCATATTGAAAACTCACCGCGAAACGTCGGTTTTCTCATATGGCAAGGGCAACTCTTCAATGCCGCTGATGTCCAAGCGGTGCCTGCCCAGCCGATCTCCAACCATGTCCTCAAAGGCAACAAAGCAGTCTCTCACATCCTCGTCGTTATTCAGCAGTTTTTCGACCGCTGCCCCGATATGGGTGCCGAGGCACCTTGGAAGATTGGCAAGTTCTGGCGTCCAGCCAAGTTCCTCTGTCACAATCTGCGAGCATGCATCCGCGCGGTCTTCGATCTCAATGCGTATCCGAATCACGCTGTGGGCGTCTGGGTATTTCATTCGGAACCTCCCTGTCACTTTTTGTTGTTGTGGTCAGAACCCGAGAAGCGAACTGTTGGATGCTCCATGAACATCACGCGCATGGTGGCGAGGTGGTCATCGAAAGCCCGTGCCGCTGCCATCCAGTGGTTGCGCTCCTTGACCAGACGCTCAATCTCGTCCGCCGCCTCCTCCATCAGAGGATCCTTGCCCTTGAACGAGAACGACCTGTCCCGAAGTCGTTCCACCAGGCTGTTGAACATCGCGATTCTCCACTGGGGCTGGGGGGATACGGAAGGACACATTGCCGGACGGGAAGAACTGGATGACGGCCTCCAAGGCTTCCAGGCGGGCTGACAGTGACCTGACGGCGGCGAGAAGCTCTTCGGTGTCCATGGCGCTACATCCCGTGCGGTTAGTTGCGCGCCATAGTAGCGCATTTCACGGCCTAATAGTAGCGCGCCCTCACAGACCACGTTGGTTTGGAAATGGGTGAAAACCACATGGTTCTAGGAAGTTAGAAAAAATCCAGGTGGGGATATGACAAGAACCTCCGGGCTTCGACGGGGGCGGGCCGGGGTGGTTCAACTCACCCCAGCCCTGCCCCCAAACCCTTGCCCCGCCGGGAGTTAGGTGTTTCGTCCGGCTTGCCAATCGGACAAGCGGCCGAAAACGACCCCTCCGGCGGACGGTCGCGGCGTCGGCCGCGTTGCCGTGCATCGTCACCATCCAAAAACCTAACGGGGCGATCAGCGGAAAAAATCTTTCCCGCAAACCACCCGACCGCATCCCCCCGCAGGGGAACAGGGTCGGACAGTCTGCCCGTGGGTAGGGGGGGTGAAATCCTGGCCACCCCCCCTACCGGGGCGTCTGCTATTCGGACCGCCCGTAGGCTGCGGCGACAGCGTCTGCCGCCGACAGTCCAAGCCTGTTGCACTTGCGGCGGGCATCGGACTGCATCGCCTCCGCTGCGACCATCTGGTCAAGCGGCGACGGAACGTGGCAGCGGGCCGTTTCCCGCACCGCCACGGCCTGCATGGCCTCCGCGACCTTCTCCGGCGTCCGCCTGTTCTTGCCCTGCGGCTGACGCCACCCGCCACCCCGCCAGACCTTCCTAACGATCTTGGTGAAGTCTTCCGGCGTGGCCGGCGGCAACCGCCACTCCCTCCGCAGACCCCAAACGAATGCCGCTTGGGCGGCCTCTTCTGCCGCCTCCCGTCCCAGACCGTACCACCGGGCGGACCGTTCCAGATCGGCAAGGATCAGCCGGAAGACTTCGTTACTGGCAGTCTTGACCCATTCCATCGTTCTTCTCCCCATGGTGACTATCACAGTGTGTCAGCACTGTGCCGGGATTGTAACACCGTTTCCGCGGCACTGCAACCCCTTACTATATCGGCAGAATGGCGGTTGAACTCCGGCCAATCGCAGCCCCTCCCCAGAGGCTTGGGCGTATCTGGGGAGGGGTTCGCGACGGGCCGCGGGATCAAGCCTTGACGTAGGCGTTCAGGCCGATCACAAGCGGCTTCCCGTCCACAAGGACGGTGGTCTTCTGGTTACCCCCGGTGCTGGCCACCCGCAGTCCCTTGCCGGAACTGGTGGGCAGGAGGTTCGGCTCCACCGGGATGCGGACGGTCAAGATGCCCTTTTCGATCTTCGCTTCGATGCTCATTGTGAAGTCTCCGTTTCGGCCATCGTTCCTGCCGCTCGTCGCGGCTTACAAAAAACCAACGGGGCGGTGCGTCAGAAAAATCTTTCGGCCGGACGATTTTTTCGATCTATATATAGCCTCGCGATTTTGAAAAGTTTTTTTGGATCATCGCCCCGTTAGTTTCGCGGCGGCGATGTCGTTTTCGCCGCTGCGTCCGCCGTCGATGTTCGACGGCTTTCCACTGCCCCCCGCGGCAGACCTCGTCGGCCGCACCCTGCCGGGTGGCCGGTGGCACTCTGATGCGGGCAGCGGTCGTTTGCCTGAGTGTGCGGGCAGTTGGGGCTAGTCGCGACGGCGGACGCTGGGGCTATCCATGCGGGCAAGTGAGGGTGTTTCCATGCGCGTCTCCTATGGCAAGGCCAACAGCAAGTTGGTGCGGTTGCAGGCTCTTCTGGGCCGCAAGGTCTACTCTTGGTCGATCCTCTCTGGGAAGAACTGCACCTATGCCAAGGACTGCAAGGTCTGGGCTGAGAGGGATTCCCAGACGGGCAGGACACGCAAGGTGCGCTCCCCGCTGACGGTGTTCGACTGCTTCTCTGCCTCTGAGGAAGCACTGTATCCCAGCGTGTATGACTCTCGGGCGCGGAACTCTGAGGTTCTGATGCTGAGTCAGTCCCAGATGACCGAGGTCATGCTGGCCGGCATACCCAAGAATGCCGGAGTCATTCGCATCCATGTCGGCGGTGACTTCAAGACGCAGGAGTACTTCGATGCGTGGCTGGATGTGACTCTGCGCCGTCCGGAGCTGCTCTTCTACGCCTACACCAAGTCCATCCCGTTCTGGCTGAAGAGGGTGGACAGCATCCCGGACAACTTCAGGCTGACCGCCTCCCGCGGTGGCCACCGTGACGATCTGATCGCGGCCCATGGGCTGAAAGAGGCCGTTGTGGTCTACACCGAGCAACAGGCCGCTGATCTGGGTCTGGAGATCGACCATGACGATAGCCATGCCGCGCTGGGCAGCACGTCTTTTGCCCTGCTGATCCACGGCAAGCAGGCCGCTGGCACAGAGGCCGCTGCTGCGGTGCGTGCGCTGAAGGGCAAGGGGTCTTACTCACACAAAGTGAACAAGGCCCTGGCTCTGGCCTGACGCAGAAACCGGAATTTTTCGTTTCATCGCCCCGTTGGTTTTTTGGATCGATCCGTTTCCCCAAAGGAGTTCCACCATGCGCGTTTTCTGGGTCTACAACCGGACGGGTGATTCGTCGTGGCGTCTGCATGAGGTGATTGCGGCCCCCAATCGGAAGGCCGCTGTGCGCGCCCTTGACGCCGCCTCTTCCCGCCGGCTGCGGGACGGCATGGTCATGGTCGGTCCGGCCCTCAACAAGACCCTTGCCCCTAACCGCACTGTGGAGGTTTGATGTACGCCTACAAGATGCCACCGAAGCGGGTGTTCCGCGACCGATTCAAGGGCAGTGATGCACTGTTTGAGGCTTGCTGGAGGCAGTACCGCCAGTACCTCAACGGTGCTATCGATGACCCGACCTGTGACGATGACGTGATGGGATGGCTGGAATCCATTGCGTCGGAGCGCGTCAATTCCAGTTCCTCCAGGTTCTACCTCTACGGCTGACAGAAAGGCGGTGCGACAGTGAAAGAGAACGTGAAGATTGTGCTGACCAAGGACGAGGCCGTTGAGTTGGAGGACGTTCTTGGTGAGTCCATTGAGACTCTGAAGAACTCCCTGCGGCGATCCGACTATCCATCGCTAGATGACTCTCACCGGCTCGCAGTTCTGACCGACATCTGGAATCTACTGTCCGACGCCATGGTATAGGGGGAACGCTAATGCCTACCAAATCTTGGGCCGTGATCTACGAATTGAATGACCCTTCGTTCCAGAACATCATGGGCGGTCCGCACTACAACGTCGTTGACATAGACGAGGGAGAAGAGGTTGTTGCCACCGTCTGGATTGACGATGACGCCAACAAATGCCAGCGCGATGCACTGCTTCTTGCTGCGGCCCCCAACTTACTGCGAGCCTGCGTTGACGCAATCAAATGGGGAGAGGCGCAGGATGACACAGTGGCGCCGCGATGGATTCGACGCATGGCCAAGGCAGTGCAACTGGCACTGAATGGCGACCAGCACTCTCGGACGTTCTACGACTGACCTCAAACACACCGGAGAGTCTTTGCATGGCCAAGTTCAAGGTCGATCTGCGCTATTCTGCGGAGTACTCCACTACTGTGGTCGTGGAGGCGCGAGACATTGAGTCTGCGCAGGAGTTACTTGAGTACGCAGATGGAGACTACATGGAGAGTCTTCTGCACTGGAAGACCATCGATTGGCAGATGCCTCACGTCATTGACATCAACCCCACCGAAGACTGCGCGGTCTGCCAGAAGTTGATGGATCATTGTTTCAATGAGAAGCGGCAGTCTGTAGCGCGAAGAAACAGGGGGTAATGAAATGTTTAACAACCTCAATGTGCAGTACCTGTTCTCCGATGGACCGTGGACGGACGGGGTTTGCAGGCGATTCATACTGTCAGTGAATGCTTGCTCCGATAGGGTCGAAAGTGAAGTCTTCGGAGAACCAAAGGAACTGAGCGATTACATGGAACTGTATGAGCATGCCATCATTCTGGTTCCAGTCAGCGATGAGCCGTGGCGCATCCTGCCACTGACCCCATACGGTGCAAAGCAATTGGCGGCTGCGGCGACCTTCACCCAGTACAAGGAGGCAGAGGTATGATCACCTACAAACTGTACAGCGCGGATTGCCGCAGTATCCTGCCGGTCGGATCGGAGTTCGACGCCATTCTCACACGCCGTGACAACCACGTTGAACGGCGGCGCGTCACCAAGCAGACAAGCCGCATGATGGTGACCACCGTGATCGGTGGGCCGCGTGACGGCCAAGAATGCGAGTGCATCTGGAGCGATGTCGAAGCGGATGTCGATGAGGACGGCGTGATCATCATGTCGGCTGGGTGGTGCGGCGTGTTCATGCGGATCGACAACGTGAACCGTGCCATTTGCGTTGTGGCCTAGATTTTTTTCGTCCATCGCCCCGTTGGTTTTTTGAAAGGAACCCAAATGGCAACCTACTATCTTGCGACAGCAAACGGCTTTGACCCCTTTGACTGGTTACCAGTGGGCATTCTGAACGAACAGTCAACCCCCATAGAGGTGCGCTGCGCCAGGGTTCAAGCCGACGCCGCCGCGCGAGTCTGGGGAATCCCATCAGCGGTCGCCATGCGCGTCATGCGCGGCGAGGTGCGTGTCAAGTGTGATGAGGAAGGCTTCATGCGGATCTACGATGACACCAAGATCATGCTGCCAGACGTTGCCGCCGGGATACTGAGTTCCGGCACCACATACACGTCAGTCAGTGACGATGCTGACTTCGTCAGGGTCTTGGAGTAGACTTCGGATCGGGGCTTGGCCCCATGGTGGCCCCCGCCGGGGAAAGTTGTCAGCAAGTACCCGGCGGGGGTTTTTTTCTGCGCTTCAAAGGGGCGTGAACGTATGATCACCGTGCGAATGAACCTGTTGAATGGCAAGCACAAGGGCCATTGGGAGATCACCTACCCAGGCGGACGGCGTGAATACGCAGACCCCGCAGAGGTGGCGCTGGTCATGCGCCAGTGCAGGCTTGTGAACGACACGGCCACTGCCAACCGCATTCACTCACGCAAGCAGAGCAAGACTCGCTGCTCTTGGGTGGAGGCCAGCCAAGTTGACGTGTGGAGCAGTACCTATTCGATGAGGTACACCACTCTCTTTGAACACACGCTCCTGTCCTACGATCCGCACGTTCGGCCTCACTGGGTTCGCACTGCGGTGTCACTGTATGCGAGTCACGTTTCGACGGCTGACGGCGAGGTCTTTCCGCTTCTGCGCACAGATGGAACAAAGATATTTTTCAGCCCCTCCGAAACCACAGACTTTTATCGCGCGGGCAAGTGACCAGACGCTTCGGGCTGTAGGAACGAATTAAAAATCACGCGAGCGCCCCGTTAGTTTTCCGGAGGAACATCAATGGACGCACCAAACATCCCACAACAACAGACAGCCGGACTCACCGTTGGGTCATTGCGCTATTTGCTGGAAGGCTTGGACGATATGACGCCCATCGGCGTTGCGTGGCAGGACGGTGAAGTACCCGGCGATGACGCTCCGGCAGTCTCGGTGTTCGGGTTTCGGCGCGACCGCCACAACTGCCAGTCGGTCGATGTGCTTGTTGGTCTTGCATGGATGGGCGATGAGTGACCGCACACCCTTTCTTGACAGGAGGAACATCAAATGCCCACGCCAGATCACACTGACGATAGCAGGCTGTTCAGCATCGACGTTGTCCGGAGGCGCATTGCGGAGTGGGTTGCGTCTATTGCTTCCATCGATGAACTGGCTGCAATGTGGTCGGAGTTTGAGCCAAGTGCGCCAGTCCAACTGTTCGACAGAGCCATGAGAGAACTCTCTGACATCTACCATGACGGCGAGAGAGTACCCTATCAAAGAGGTGACAAATGATGCGCGTTGTCGTTGAGTTTCTGTTTGAAGACATCGAAGACCCAAACGGCGTCCGCGCCGACGAGGCGGTTGAGTTGCTTTCTCTTGGGCTGGAGGAGGCAGGGATTCACTGCGATTCATGGCACATTGACGATGTGTACGCAGGCCAAGCCGGCTGACCAGTCTTTGAAGGGAGTCATCAATGGCGCGTGTTCTTGTCGGATGCGAGTTCTCCGGTACGGTGCGGTCTGCGTTCAGAGCTGCCGGTCATGAGGCGTACAGTTGCGACCTCTTGCCGGCAGAGGATGGCGGGCCGCACCTCCAGTGTGATGTTCGCGAGGTACTCAATGACAACTGGGACTTGGCAATCTTCCACCCACCATGCACCCACCTTGCGGTCAGCGGCGCACGTCACTTCCACCGCAAGCAGGCAGAGCAAGCCGATGCGCTGGAGTTCGTTCGCGCCCTGCTGAACGCACCGATTCCGCGGATTGCACTGGAGAATCCCGTGTCTGTGATCAGCACACGCATTCGCAAACCCACCCAGATTCTACAGCCGTACATGTTCGGCCACCCGGAGAGCAAGAAGACGTGCCTCTGGTTGGTGAACCTTCCGGCCCTGCGTCCGACAGATATCATGAGGAACCGTGGGCGCTGGGAGAACCAGACGCCAAGCGGGCAGAACAAACTTGGCCCGTCGCCAGACCGATGGAAGATCCGGAGCCGCACATATCCCGGCATTGCCAACGCAATGGCCGTTCAATGGGGAGAAATACTATGACGCTTGAGGAGTTCGTAGCCACCCGCACCAGGGAAGAGTCCATTGGTGAGCGCATCGGGTCGCCTCACATGCAGACGGGTGGGTTCCTGTACTGCGGCGTCTACTACATCTGCGATCCGCTGGAAGACGGTCAGTACTGGACGATACTGGGCAATCAACAGCCGTCCGGAACTCTGGATTACTGCGAGCAACGACTGTACGAATGGGCCAAGGCCAACGAGGGTTGGGGCGACAGCCACTGACTCCATTCCAAGACATCATCAAGGGGTAAGTGATGCCACGGGTTTCTGTATGCACCAACTTGGCCGATAAAGAGAGACTGGGCGCTCGTTTCTCTGGTGAGAACAACAATCTGGACTACTGCCGCAAGTGTTATGCGGCCCTGACAGAGTCGGTCATTGCGCTCCATCACGGCGTGTCGGTAGACGCTGTGGATATGGGAGCGGACCACCCGTACTACGCAGACGATGACTACTCCTGCGAGAGGTGCGGCAAGAGGCTGGGCATATCTGACGAGTAGTCTTCTCGCGGTTTCGGAAAATTTCTTTTCACCGCCCCGTTAGTTTTTTGGGTGCGCGCTTGCGCGCCGAGCCTTCCGCAACAGGAGATAGCCGTGTCTTTGAATTGGGATGTCACCGCATGCGAGCCGCCGGCCAACTTCGACAACCCGGGCGATACCAACCGCTTGGACAGCCTCATCTGGGGTGCGTTGTACGTTGACATTGGCACAATCACTAACGCAAACATTGAGGAGTGGGTGTGGAGGGTGGAGTTCCTGCGCCGCTCTCTTGGCGATGGAAAATCTCCGTTCACCCTGCGGTATGCAGATGGCCGTGAACAGAAGTTGCACCGAGCCGATCTTCGTCGGTGGGTTGGACTACGCACCAACGTGACAACGACCTCACGCAAGAAGTTCATCAAGAAGGTCATGGATCAAATGGTGCAGCAGGTGAATGCGATTGTCGCTGCAAAGATGAAGGAGGAGGAGTGATGAATAAGCAGAGGGTCAAGAACCTTCGGGCATGGGCGCTGTCCAAGTGCCGCGAGTGGAATTGGAATGTCAATCTCGCAGAGATAGCGGCACAGTTGATTGACGAGGACATCGGCACTGACTCCGAAGAGTTTGCTGCGCTTGGCAGTGCGTTTGAGGAGTTCTTTGGACCCTCTGACCAAAATGCCAAGCACAACTGGGAGATCGTCGGTCACATCATTGAACAGTTTTCCTAACAGGAGGTGATGCGATGCCGTGGGCAAGGTTGAGATACATCGCGGTTGAGATTGACGATCATCCCAAATACCCGTTCGTCGTTACCGCATGGCGGAACGTCGGAGACATCTACTGCGGCGACAGGTTCTCCCGAAGTGTGGGGGATATTCTGATCGAAGCGTGGCGGGAAGACGGCATTGAGGTCAGCGTGACAGCGGCTTCCTCTGAAGAGGGAGGTTATGAGACGTATGCAGAAACTACGCCTGTCAGTCCGCCCGATCTGGGCGCTGGGTAAAGGTCACCCGGCCAAGATCAGCGGGGCCGGCGCGCACTCCGACCGCAGGACACGCCGCCTGCGGACACGCGGAGATCAACGGCGGCGTTCTGTGGAGGATGGCCAGTGAGCGTCATTGACAAGATGACAGATGCGGATGTGCGACAGGCGCTTTCTCTCTTGTTCAATGCAAGAGAGTTGCTTCTGAAGTGCCTGCGGAGGGCATACCCAAATGCTACCCCGGGCTATCTGGAGTACGAAGTCGGTCGCGAAATCGGGCAGTACCTTGACCGCGTTGGATACAACCCCTTCCAAGAACAGGAGGACTGAATGCCCTTGCCTAAGTTCACATCGAAGGTTCGGCGTGGGATGTGGCTGATCGTAGCCAGATCCCCAACCGTGATGATGGCAGAGGAGTCGGACGTTGGGTTTGACAAGGAGGATCGCGAGGCCGTCCTGGCTGCGAGCCGGTACGCCGAGGCGCACTGGCACCCCGATCCCGTAGAGAAGCACTTGGTTGATTGACAGTAGCGCGAGAACGCGGCGGGTTGTAAAATTAATTTCAACAAACGCCCCGTTAGTTTCATGGATCGATGAAGTTTTCCCTTGGAGGTATGAGCATGACCGGCATGATTCTGCACTGTGGCGGCGAGATCGTTGACCGCAATCAGATCGAAGACGTTTCCACCCCCAGCGCCACCAAGACGTGGCAGCCTGTGCCTCACAAGACGGTGATCGAACTGGTGGAGAAGAGCCTTGAAGGCTCCGGCCTCCCGATCACCGACAGTTCCTTTGCCCTTGCCAAGAACGGCAATCGGATGTTCGGAGTGATCACCCTTGCCGGCGGCACCGACTATGCCACCGTCATCGGCGTTCGCAACAGCCATGACAAGTCGTTCCCCGTGTCCTTCTGCCTTGGTTCGCGGGTGTTTGTCTGCGACAACCTCGCCTTCTCGGCCGAGGTCACTGTCAAGACCATGCACACCCGCCTTGTGTTCGACCGCCTTCCTGGCACCATCAACGATGGCATTGCCAAGCTGGTGGCCGCGCGTGGCCGGCAGTCTGCCCGTATCGAAGCCTACAAGAACACGGCGGTGAACGGCCTGCCTCACCTCCATGATCTTGTCATTCGTTCCTACCGTGCCGGTGCGATCCCGGCGCGTGCCATCCCCGATGTGATTGCTGAGTACGATGCCCCGCGGCATCTGGAGTTCTGCGACCAGAACCTCTGGTCGTACTTCAACTGCGTGACCGAGGTGCTGAAGGAGTACGGCGATCTGCCTCGCCGCACCCAGCGCCTGCACGGCGTGGCCGACAGCGCCTGCGGCGGTCTGCTGCTTGCGGTCTAGGAACGATTGGAACTTGGGGGCGGCGTATCTGTGCGCCGCCCCCTGCTACCCCCGGAGAATTGCATGTCCTCTTTGCGTTACTCGCTGGCCTGCCTCGCTAACGAAGACCCGTTCGACCTACTGAAACGCACACTTGAGGCGTTGTTCCTTGAGTCGCTTCATGGCCATGAAAACAAAGATGCGATTGCATGCGTCGTGAACGCCATTCAGAAATACCGTGCAGGCTGTGATGACGAGGACGATAATGGCGCAACGCTGAACGGCGGATCTTGGACTCACACGGGTGAGGGCGCCGAGATGTACTATCACCAAGCGTACATGAACGCGGCCAAGAGGAACGACATCTACGCATCCGAAGAGGATGGCGTCATGTGCGACTACCTTCCGATTGAATGCTTCTGGCATCGCAAGGAGTTGGCGGAACTTGCCCTTCTTGATCTGGGCCACGGCGTTTCTGTTCGACGGGAACTGACTAGGCTCGCCAAGGAGCATGCTGATTCGCAGGCCCGCAAGTAGTTCGGACATATCCACGGCAAGGAGGATCGACAGTGAAGAATAACAGGCTTGACATGGCGGCTTTCATCGCTGCCTACCAGCGGGCATACGAACAGGGGCGCACGGTTGGCGATCTCGCAAAGGAACTCGGCGTGACAGGCAACTGCCTGCACCAGCGCCGCTTTGTACTGGAGCGGAAGAAGGGCATCGTCCTGCCGACGTTGAAGCGGACGGTGGTCCGGCGGAAGTCGCGAGTCAGGCCAGCCGGCAAGGCATGGTCGGATGTTGAGATCCGCAACCCCGGCGCTGCAATGCCTGTGCGGATGCATGCTCCCGAGACGTTCGTCATGTTTGTTGGAGGTGCTGCATGAGCGAATCACGGGTCACCATAACCGTGGAGCGCGGTGAGATTGATGCGCTCATGGAATCGCTGCGTACGCTGCGAGATCAGATGCGCAGGAGGCTGCATGACGCCAAGCCGGACACACCGGAGGGCGACTATCTTCGTGATGGACTACTGACGAATCTGTGGGTGATGGATATCATCACCACTGGCATGAATTCATCTGCGACAAAGAGGAAGACGTGACATCTCGGCTCTGGCGGGACATCGTTTCGATACTGCAAGCACTGGCAACGGCCGTGCTGATGCTACTGACGGTCGAACTCACGGGCATTGCTCGTCAGTTGTTGGCCATGGCTATCACAGGGGGATCCAAATGAAGTTTGACGGCGTCGATGAGAATACATGCGACCACCAAGTCACCTTGATGTTTGCGGACGCGCTGCGAAAGCACATCAACCGCAACGTGCGCGGCTGGAAACGGCACTGCAACAATGCGGACATTGATTTCACAGAGGCTCCGGTCCTGTCGGCCATTACAATGCTGTGGCTGGAGTCAGTCGCAGGCACGTTTGGCATGGCAGCGTTTGAGAGTGCCGTTCAATTGTCATCCGATCTTCGGCCCTCTGATCCTGACGTTGAGAGGACTATGCGTCAGGCGGCGAGCGACTTCCTTCGCCGTTCGGAATGGCTCGCCAAGAAAGCGGGTGCCAATTGAGACGCCAAGAATACATTTGCACTGGCGGGGCAGGCGATCCTCTCCGCTTGTTCGTTGTGCCTGTTGACGAGGACACGCTGAAGTTATGCGGCGATCCAGTGGAATGGACAGCGCATGTACCGCAGTCGGAGGTGGAGCTTGCCGTTGTCTGCTATCAAGAGGACCGCAACAAGGATCGCTATGGACCGCTATCGGACATCACGCCGCCGGATCAGTTCAAGGTTGTTGCTAGGTACTGGCATTCCGAGGAACTGCCTAACATCGACGGCAATCAAAATACCGCTGCCGTCATAGAGCGTCTGATCCGAGACGGCATTCTCCGGAACGGTGCCGATGACTGAGGCCATCGTCGCAGTGGCGGCATGGTTAATCATTCTGTTCGTAGCGAGGAAGTCATGAGCAAGGTGTTCGGTTACGCCCGCGTTTCAACTGACGATCAAGCCAACAGCGCGGAGGCGCAGGAGCGGAAGATCCGCGACTATGCGGCCAAGGAGGGCCTGGTGTTGGAACACATCTACGTTGACGAGGACGTGACCGGACGAATCCCACTACGCAATCGGCCGCAAGGCAAGTTGCTGTGGGAACGCATGGAGGCGGGCGACACGCTGTGCTTCTGCCGGATTGACCGTGTGTTCCGTAGTATGCGAGATGCATCGGACACCGCGTACAACTGGCGGAAGGACGGCATTGCCGTCATCATCCTTGATCTCAACATCAATCTGAGCGAGCCTGCCGGCCGGCTGTTCTTCCACCAGTTGGCTTCGTTCGCTGAGTTTGAGCGCGAACTGAACGGGCAGCGCGTACGCGAGGTGAAGAAGTTTCTTTCCGACAACGGTCGGCCTCACGGCAATCGCCCTTTCGGTTGGCGGCGCGACCGTCCCGGCAAGGGTGCGTCTTTTGTTCCTTGCCAGCAGGAGAGGGAACTCGCTGACCGCGTGAGTTCTTGGCATGATCACGGCCGGAGTTACCGCGAGATCGCCCTCGCTTTGTACTACCAGAAGGTTGCGAAGCCTGGCAAGAAGTGGTCGGAGCAGGGCAGGGGGATTCACTACTCTCACCGGGACGTTCACCGCTTGGTGCTGGCGCGTCAGCGTGGATACCCAATTTGCTCGCGAGAGTCCTTGCGAGTCTGCGAGACGCCATCGACGCAGAGCGCATGTTGAGGTCGAACTGTTCTGACAGATCGGAGATTCTGCCCTTGGCCACAAAGCGGAACTCGGCCATCTCACGGTCGCGTTCCGGCAGGCAGGCTATCGCCTCGCGCAGGTGGTCCCTCTCATCCGGGGCGCACAGAGAATCCTCCGCGCTGTCCATGCTGACCCTGTCACCGGGCGTCCTGGTCAGGCGGCGGATCGCCTTCAGCATGGCGTTCAGTATGGAGCGGGCGAAGTATTTCTTGGGGTAGGGCAGGCGGGCAGGATCGTAGGTGCGTGCGCTCTTGCACAGTGCCAGATATCCCTCGCCCTCCAGTTCTGGGATGAGTGCGCTGCGCTGCCACGCCGGCCGGTTGGCGACGAAGTAGCGGGCCACCATTGGGACCATTGACTGGTATTCAGTGACGAGCGACTGTTGCCGCTTGGAGAGCTTGGATTGCTTTTTCATGCTGGTGAAGTCGCTCGCGGGTATCTGCGACCAGTTCTGGCAGACCTTCCATGGCGTGTGCGATGAGCGTCACCTTGGCGTGAATGCTCATGGCCCACGGCACAACCGCGACCAACACAGTAGCGGCAATCAGTATCTCGTCAGTTGTCATCGTTCACCCCGCTGGCTATCACCTCAAGCAACCCCTTGGCCGCATCCTCCGGAAGCGCACCGCGCTTCACGTCATACATGATGCGGCGCACAGCCCTCTGCCAATTGTTCTCTGGGAACACATAGACCCACGCGTGTGTGCCATCGCTGGCAGTGGCGCGTATTACCTCTTGCACTTCCCGTTTGGACAGTCTGTTGGCATTGTGCATTGGCAGGCCGTCCATGATTGGTTGTCTCCCGTGCGAACTTGTCCAGTGCCGCGGCACTTCTGGCATTGCGGATCTGGCGGCTTCGGCTGCGGAGCAGGCGCTGGCTGTTCCACGGTTGCGTGGAGCGCGCTCTGCACGGCACAGATCGCCACGTAGTGCGGTGTGTATGCGTCCCAGATCATATGCGTCCAATGCTCCCGAGGTCTGGCAAGGTTCTGGCAGGGTAGCCACGCACATCGCTGTACGCCCATGCGTCTTCGCTGTCCACGCACACGGCCCAGTCCTCTGCGCGAGTGACGATCATCCCCGGTATCCACTTTGGGTACGCCGCCGGCCAGTCATTTACAGGCTTGTTCCACAGCCCCCAGGAATTCGCCACAAAAAAAACTGTGAACGGCCAAAACTCTTTCGTATCGTCATAACCAACGGTCGCCATATCATGCGCCCACCCGGGCGACACGCGGCCATGCACATTCTTGGAATTGGGGCGAGAGTCCCACGCAGCCATCTGTCCGGAGTGGATTCCGTAGCCACTGAACAGCGCGTCCATCGCGGACTCCACTGTCTTGACAAGAGCGATGGTCCCTACCTTCCGCTCACGGCATATGTCCTGTACCGCTTTTGGTACACCCGTCCGCCCCCATCCCTGCCCGAGAGCGCCGTTGTACTTGGACAGATTGACTACGCCCGGGAAATCCTTGCGGGCAGCAAAGCCCACATCCCTCTCAAACCGTGACGCCGCTGCCGGCGACATTCCAGATCCGGAATGGCCGCGCGCTCCGTAGGTCGGCTCTGTTGCAGTGCGGGCAAACCAGTCACCCACCTCACCTTTGATGAGTAGCGAGACGGCGCGAGTAATGTCACGGGCGTTGCGACTACCATGGGAAACACAATCGCCCTCTGTCTGAACTTCACTGAACGCACCGGGGTCAAGTTGCGTGTAGTACTGCCACAGCAGGGCGCGTTTGCCTGCGCCGGACTGTGGTACGGAGAACGCTCGCATCGGATTGGAGGACAGGAATTCCTCGCGCTCCGCTTCGTTCGGGACATAGCCCCTGAATCCGCCCGCTTGGTAGGCGGACAGCAGTTCCTCCGGTCCGCGGAACATCGGCTCATCGGGCGGCATTGGATACCTCGCGCAGTGCGGCAACCAGTGCGGCTCGCCTGTCAGCGGTCAGTGCCACATTCTCCAGGCCGATGGCCTTGACCAGCATGTCATTGACTGCAACGTCCAGGCCGATGTACTTGCCCTTCAGATCAGTGCCGCGGAAAGCCTCGTCCAGAGATGCGGCGTGGACAATGCGGAACAGAGACACGGTATTGATGTGAGTGCTGCGCTCAACAACGTCTGCCAGCGCGGCGTAGAACGCGGACACGCGGTGGCGGTCATCGTCTGGTGCAAGGCGCAGGGCGATGCCGACAGGGGCGAGAGGTGCCGGCGGGACCACTGGTTTCTGTGGCATCCACGCGAAGAGGCATACGCCCAAGACAAGCACTGCGATGATGTGTTTGATCATGCTTCTCACCTTGTTAACACTTCCATGCCCGAAGGGACTTGTTGATTCGGCTGTTTGGATCGCGGGCCGTTTCCTTGCTGGTGAGCTTCTCCTTCATGCCCTGCATGCGGGCGCAGAATGAGTCGCGCCGTGAGCCGCCCTCCGGCTGCGGGGGCTTGAGGTTGGCACCATGCTCCCGGTTGTATGCGGCCCTGCCCTTGGCGTTCAGCCCGCCGTTGGGGTTCTGCCCCTCCTTGCGCGCCCACACCTCGTTGCGTAGTTTGCGAATGCGGTCGCTCATCACTTCCTCTTGGACTTGGAGTCTCGGAAATCGCTGGCCGTTGGTGCGCCATCAGACCCGGGCTTGCGCATCTGCTCGCCCGATCCGTTGGCAATCCGCTTGCGTTTGGCGTGTATGTTCGCCCAGAGTCCCGGCCGCAGTCTCCGGATGTTGTCTTCTCTGGATGGCATTAGGTGTCCTTGTCCTTCGGCCGACGTGGCTCTACCAATTCCAGTTCGCCAGTCTTCGGATTAATTTGCAGCGACTTGTGGGGGTAAGGCTGTGTCACGTTTTGATTGAGTCCGCGGTCGTTGACCCGCGCAGTGATCCTGTCTCGGTACACACCACCCTCATTGGAATGCGTCAGAGGCGATGCATTGCCAAGCATGCTGGTGTTGTAGGACTTGAGTACAGGGTCGTTCACGCCCATCTCTTCGTATGGCGTACGCTCTTCTTTGCGCGGCCTGCGAAGTCGGCGGATGTTGTCTTCTGGAGTTGGCATCACTTGATCTCCAGCAGAGTCTGAATCAAGGCGTTGCATGCCTGCGTCACGGGTGGCGTCTTGTACTGGTCGCGGACTGCAATGACGTTGCGGAGGTGAGACAGCAACGAGTCCGGTGCCGCCTGCGTTGGCACCTTGATCAGTGGGATCAGATACAGACCTAGCAGGCAGATGACGGCCGCGATGGAGATGATTTGTGGAATGGTCATACGATTGCCCTGCATCCTTGGGAGACTATGCTTGCCGGATTGATCAGCCCCCACCCGTACACTTCGTCTAGGCCGGGAGCGCCGACATCCATGGAGGTCATTCGTATGATGTCGTTGGCTGAAGACCCGGCGCCAGCGCCACATGCGCCTCTGGCTAGAGCCAAGACGCCGGCCACAAACGGCGCGGCCATGGAAGTTCCAGACAGGCAGGCCACGCCGCCGTCAAGCCACGCCGATACGATCTCGCAGCCCGGTGCGGCAACGTCGATCTCCCGGCCGCGGCAGGAGAACTCGCATGCCCTGCCGTCCTTGTCCACCGCGCCGACCGCGACCGTCTCGGAGTACGCGGCCGGGTAGTTCACGGCACCGCCGTCGTTCCCCGCGGCGCAGACAATCGTCACTCCGCTCTTCGATGCGGCCTTGATTGCCTCATGCAGCGGGCCGCAGTCGGCCGGCGCACCCAGCGACATCACAATGATCTGGCAATGGCGTTCTGTGGCGTACCACACGGCGCGTGCGATGGCCTCCATGGATCCTGCACCGGAGTGGCCAAGCACCTTGCAACTGATGATCTCGCAGCCGGGGGCAATACCCTTGACCGCGCCTCTGCCCCCGACGATGCCGGCGACATGTGTGCCATGGCCGACCGTGTCATATGGGCTGGAGTCGGTGGTGAAGTTGCGATGCTCAAGCACAGCACCCTCTAGGGCTGGATGCCCCGGGACGATGCCGGTGTCCAGAACACCCACCCGAATCCCGGCCCCTTGGTGGCGCTGCCAAAGGGCCGGGATTGCGTACGCGTGGAGGGACCAGTCAATGCCCGAGGAGGGGAGGGCATGGATGACGGCTTCGACACGGTACGGCGGGAGGTGGGCGATCACGTATCGTTCTCTCTGGTCAGCGCCGCCTTGATCAGAGCCGCAACGATTGGGACGATCACGTTCAGAAGCAGGACCGGAGCGATGCCGAAGGACTGCGCCGTCGCGATCTCATTGTCAACTTCCTCCGGCTCAACGGAGTTGGCTCGGAACAGAGGGTAGGACTCAATGATCGGCAGGATTGCCTGCGCGATCCTGTAGACGATCTCCAGCTTCGCCGCCAGAGTCAGGCTGTCGGACCACGTAGAGACGATGTCGGAAATCTGCCGCAGCACACCCGTATTGGAAATCAGCCACTTGACGATCAGATACTTGTCAGCCATCGGATTTCTCCCGTAGACACGCCACCCCCAGAACCGCATGACCAGCGATGTCAAGCAGAGTTCTCTGAATATCTATTGCGCTCAACGGGCCACGCAGCCGGCGGATTTTCTCCGCGATCCGGATGGCCTGGTATCGCCACGCCTCCACCCCGTGATCCTCGCTGGCGAGGGCATTTTCCAGCGGGTGTTCC